CCCGTAATCGCCGTGGGGGTCGTCGCCGTGGGGCTCGTCGCCGTGGGGCTCGTCGCCGTGGGGCTCGTCGCCGTGGGGCTCGTCGCCGTGGGGCTCGTCGCCGTGGGGCTCGTCGCCGTGGGGCTCGTCGCCGTTGCACTCGACCGGGAAAATTTCGACAGGCAGAGAGTCGTCTAGGCCCTCCATAACTTTTTGAAGGTCGCCGACTGACATTGTCTCTTTTCCGTTCGGTAATCTCATTTTATCTCCGGCGGTCCCACCAGTGTGAAGTAAACCGAGAGCAGAGCGAACGCGCCTGCGCCCAGCAGCAGCCCTGTGACAAACGATTGTGGATCGAAGTGGCTCACTTATTTCTCCAAACGATAGCCGATGCGTTGTCGTTAGTTTGCATTTTGACTGCGCGGCTCACCAGTTCTTTAGCTTCCGCACCGGCGTCGAGCATATCCACGATTGTTTCGTAATTAAGTTCACCGTTGACGTGAGTCGGGTCGATCAACCCGTCGCTAGCGACCAAAATACAAGCCGGTTTGTTCAGTTCGTGAACGAAAATCTCCGGTTCGCGACTTAGGATGCCGCCGAGCTCAATGTCGCCGAAAGCGCGGGTCATTTGCAGCCCTTTTTCGGAATAGTGAGCGAAACAATACCCTCCTGAACAGAAGCCACCGCGCTGTTGTACTGCTGCTCTCTCGACCATGTTGGTGCGGACATTATGCTCCGGTGAAACCCAAGTTTTATGAGGGTCCGGAACACGGGTCTGTCGAATTATCACCGGGCTATCGCCTAAAACCGCTACAGCCGCCTTGGAACCGATCTCGTCAACAAACACTACGCTGAGGGTCGACCCCGCGTCTCGAAACCGAGTTTCCGCATCGAGGTCGACGAAAACTTTCTTGAGGAACATTTCGACAGGGTCACCGGCCCACTTTGTGTACAGGCCGGTCCATGTCGAAGCAAGAATATCCGCCAAATGATGGCTGGTCTCAGACCCGCCATGCCCGTCCGCGACGGCCAGAAGAGTCCCGAACGGAACTTTGGCAATGACGATACGGTCTTCTTGATACGTGCGGTTTCCTTGGGCCGTCGCGCTAGTAGTTGTGATCATATGTCGTAGTCATTTCCAGTTTTGACGATTGACGGCACCGTCACGATAGCCTTCGGGTTGCTGAGAATTTCCGCAATCAGAACGAGACAACTTTCGCAAAGATCGTAGCGGCACGACATTTGGTTAAGCCGCCAGTCGCTGAAGTCGTCCTCGTAATCGATGCCCCGAGGACTGAGTGGGTGCAAGGGCTGGTTTTGAAGCTTTTTACAACGGTCGCATTCGTATTTTACTGCCATGTCGCCTCCTATTGGCGGACGCCGGTAAGTGTGAGTTCGTGTTTGGTTTCGGCGAGTTGAAACATTTTCGTCAGTTGGAACCGAGCGTTAAAGATAGCGTCCTCAAGATCGTCGCCAAGAACATCGACATCTATCGCTCTGACGATGACGCCGTAGCCTGTAACGGACAACGAGTATCGAAGTTTGTACCAGTTTTTCATGGTACGATAGCCAGTTTCAGAACCCCGATGAGCGCTTCAAGCAGTCTGTGCGCCCGGTCAAGGTTGCTTTCGAAGATATCGCCAGCGTGAATGCCGCTGAAAAGTTTTAGGGCAGCGGACTCGGCTACAGTTTCGGGTTCAAACGTTATTTTGACTTTCATTGTTCCTCCAAAGCTCTCTCGATGATTTCGACCCATTCATCCATGATGTCGTGCTGCATTTGGGCGTCAAGTTGATCCCATTCGTCGCCGAGGCCCCTTCGATCCGCAAGATCGGCGGCAATGTCGGCGACCGCGTCTCGGATTTTCTCCTTCATACTTCCTCCTTAAATCTCTAACGGTATCGTCGGAAATACAGTTCGAACGGTATTGAGTGCTCGAAGCTGCTCGATCTCTTTCTCAAGAACGATCCTCTCCGTCCAGAGTCGGTCCCACTCTGCGGAACCTTTGGGGTCGCTCGCGAACGAATATTTAGTCCGCTCAAAACTGATCCTGACGGACTCCTTCTCAAGATCGGCCAGTCGTTTAGCTTGCGCTGGGTTGAGCATCAGTCCTCCTTAATCGTTAGACGGCTCTGCGAGTTCCCCGAATACGACTTTCGGCTCCTTCGCTTTCGTCTTCGTGTAGTACTGCGCGAACTGCTCGCGGATCACGACAGCTTCCTCGCGTTTGTCTTCCAACGTTGGTTTGCCCCACACTTTTTCAGCAGGATACGGGATTTCAGCGGTGCTCGCCGCCGTCGATAAGTCTGGGTGATGTTCGCACTGAAAGTCGGCATGCATGGTGAGGCACATCCCGCAATCGGCCAGTTCCCACGGGTACTGCTGAGCGTACCACTTTTCGTCTTCGGTCATTGCTCCTCCTAGTCTTTTCGAACCGGCCCGGTCACGATCAGGAAAACCAGAATCACGATTACGATGAGCGCGCCAATCGTACCTATCATTGCGGCAGCTCGAATCCGAGACCAATCTTGTCGGCCCACTCACGGCGCTCTTCGTTCTTCGTGGCCCACTTGGCGTAACGCTCGTGAACGCCGTCCGCCGCGTGCCCGGACCAGAAGTGCTCCAAAGTGATCGGCGCATTCTTGGCAGCGATCTGGGTCAGCCGAAAACGGCGGAAAGAGTGAAACCCGGCGTCAGGTATCGCCTTCTTGAGACGTTTGTAGAGGCCGTCGTACTTGCTGGTGAACAGAAACGCTCCCTCCGGAGTCGTCCGAATGAGGAACGCGTTCAGGTCGCGGGGCAGGTCGACGATGCGACGCCCTGCGGCGGTCTTTGTCGTCCGATGCGCGTCGGGGTCCCGTAGATCGCGCTGAACCTCGACCGTAACGGTCGCGGCAGCTCGATCCCAGTAGTTACCGAGTCCGTCTGGCGTGGTCCGTACTGCCAAGCATTCCGCGATCCTGAGGCCGGAGCCTGCGAGGAAGGCCCACAGGCGCTTATCCTCAGGAGACCCCCCTAGAATCGCCTCCGTTAGCGTTTTTTGGGGTATCTCAGGGGTGTTTTGCTCGCCTGGAACCAGCTCAGGGAGGTCCAAAAACGACTTTTTCCAGAGTCGGGGGTAGAGTTGGTTGCCGTTGGCGTCCACGGCGGAGTCGATAACCCCTATAAGAACGTTATAGATACCGTTCAGGGAGGACGCGCTGAGTTTATCGGCTATCGGGTCGAAAAACGCCTTGCAGGCGGCCCCAGTCAGCTCGGAAAGCTGCCTAGAACCGATCTGGGGAACCAAACGGGCGTCTAGGTAGCTCTGGTAGCGCTTCAGGGTGTTCGGGCTGGCCGGATTGCGGCTTGTCCGAAGCTGCCGGATGTACTCGACGCTCTGATCGGCGAAAGTTATTTGCATGATCGACTCCTTCGCGGAAGATAGGGGAGCATGACCGTTTGTCCGTGCGCTTTAGACCACGCCAGTATCGTGAGAACGGCGATGATCGCTAGTGCGTGTACGATTTTCATGCTCCAACCTTATCAGAACGCGAGGCGCTTGTCAAGCTATTTGTTGATCTCGGCGGCGAGCTCCGCAAGCTGCCGGAACTTGTCGTCACGCTTCGAAAAGTCCTCAAACGTCACTTTCCCGAGAGCGTAGTTGGTGAATTCCTGAATGCGAGCACTGAGAATCGCTTCGCCGTCAATGAAAGTTGGCGTGACAACGACTTTCTTGGCGCGCTTCGTGTACTTGCGCTTCGGTTTGTCGGTCAATGTCTCGGCAATGAACTGCGTACGCTGCACCGGGTCCAGATCGATCACGCCGTCAGTGTGGCGCGATGTGTCATCGAAATGCGTAGGCTCCGCGCCGCCGTGCTTTGGAGTAAGAGTTATACCCTGCTCTTCTGCTGCCAACGTCTGTTTTGTTACGTCTACTTCTGTTTTCTTACGTCTCATGATTGCTCCTTTAATGCTTTCTTTGCTTTGCGTCCACGCTTCGACTTCGGTTTGACGACAGTGACCGTTTCAACCTGCTCGATCTTCACTTCGATGCCTGCGGCCTCAAGAGCGTCAAACTCCTTTATGGCCGCCTCATACTGCTCTTCGTTGACCACAGAATCCGCCGAGCCGACATTTGCGCCAACTTTCAACAACAGTATTTTCAAGTTCTTCATACTTCCTCCTTCGTGTACGGTTTCAAAGTTTCATGAATCGCGTTGCGAATCTCGGTTGCGATAACAGATTTAGCGAACGGACTCCACATATCCCGTCCAAAAATCAAATTGAGCGCTCGTTCAGCGCGTTCGTCTGGCGTCGGATGGACATCCTTGACGTACGGCCAGCTAAGATCGGCCATCAGGGCACCTCTTGAATATCAAATTCGCCGAACGGCAACCGTGCTGCGCCGGGTAGCATCGTGTTCATCCAGAATGCGCCCGGAGCGTTCTGACTGTGAATCACGATGTTACGTTGCGCACGTCGCGACGTGAGCTTACTGTTCAAAAAATCGACAACCGGTATCGCATTGATTGTCGAATGCTTGACATTCCCCGGCCCGAGGTCGAAGTCGAGAAAGATGCAGTCCATGCTTTCGGGCATCAACCATGAAAGTTGCTCGACCGCTAGCTTCGGGTCCTTCTCGTACCAGATTAGCGCGCTGGGAAGTTTAGCGAAGAACCACTTCAGGCGCTCCTCGTTGTCTTCGACGATATAGACGCGAGCGTGCTTACGAATCTGAATGACCGTTGGCTTCATTAAACTAACTCCTCCACGATGCCGAGAATTTCCGCCTCAACAAGCAGCGCAGCCGCCGCAGGTAAACTGAACGGAAGCAAGCTGCACCCAACAATTCTAAAGACACTCTTTCCTAGCGATAGCATTAAATGCTTCCCCGGGTCCGGGGTCTTCCGTTTGCTTTGCTCTTCCGACACGAATTTCCTCCAATTTGTCGACCACGTCTCGGGCTAGAGTCTGAATCTCTTTCCCTTCGGCACCGTTGCGCACGAGCCGCAAAGTCTTGATCGCGTCGTCAAGAGCCTCGCGGAGATCGCGGTTCTCCATAACGAACTTCACGTTTAACTTCCACAGAGAATCGCGGCGCTCTTGAACGTACTTCTTGCAATAGTCCGGGTCTCGGGCAAACTCACTGCCGCCCGGAGTGCAATCGTTCAGGGCTCGCCGCCAGCGGTCGCGATCCTTTTCGATGGCTACGGAGTCAACAATAAGTTTCGTTATCGCTGGCTCCGGCTGCTCAATCGATGACGAGTTAGACCGTCTGCACGCGTCGCACATTAGAGCTCGTCCTCATCTTCATTGATCTCATAATCATATTCATGATCATAGGGATCGGTCTCGTCGTTCAAATCAAGGTCGTCGAGGCCTTCGATGAACTGTTGCTCCAGCTGTCGATCCTCGTAGTCACTGACGAATGCCGTGTCCGAAACTTCTGAGATCGGATCGACCGCCGAGGTCTTCTTCACAGTCTTTGCTTTCTTTACTTTCGTTTTCGTGGCCTTCTTAGCCTTCTTAGTTTTCGCTGCCATGTTCGTCTCCTTTTTAAGGTTAGCCCAGCCCCATGCGGAGGGCCGGGCCGATCCAAGTTAGTTGATCGTGCTGTCTGTAACCACCCCGCTGCCGCCTTGCAGCGTATCGGTGTAGTACGTGGTGCAACGACCGTAGCGGCACGCCGTGTGCGAAGTGCGAACGTAGCTGGCCGTCACGCTAAAGCCGTCCAACCGATTGTTGCTGTTCTCATAGGTGCCCCATTCGCCCGTGAAGTATGGGCACGTCGTGCTGCCCGATACTGTGAACGTGTCTCCGGTGCGAGTACCGGTGCCGTTAGTCCAAACTTTGGCTCCGAACGCTATCGGATTACACGGTGAGAGAAATCCGTTGTTCAGGAACCCGAGTTGAAACGGAACGTCAAGTCCGGAACCGTAGCCGCCACCGAAGCTGGAGTTGAGGCTAATCGCGCCCATTTCATACGGAAATGGCGGGTTAGACGGGTCACTCCCATTCCATGACACGATTTGCGAACTGCTGTTGAATGTAAATGCGGCGGACAACGCAACGGTCTGCGCGTACGACGGAACTGCGACGAGTACTGCAAGAGCAAGCACGAGCCCCAAAACTACTGCTTTGATTCTGCCCTTCATTTGTTTCCTCCCGTCATGATTTTACTTCTACTCGGCCTCAACTTCGATTTTGGTCCCCGCCGGAAGCAACTCGATATCATAGGACGCGTCAAGGCCCCATGTTGACGCGGCATCGTTCAGATCAACGATCTCGGAGAAAGTCCGTAGCGCGAGAATTTGTTGACCGTCATATCTGAACGTTCCGATCTGACCGCATCGCATTTCTCTCGGCGTAACATGTTCGCGTGGCGTCGACCCCATAACTTTTGCGCTCATCTAGTTCTCCTTTTTGAAATAAGTGGGGCCACCTTTCGGGCGACCCCACCCAGCGACTAGGCCGCCTGAGGCGCGAAGTCCATGCTCGGGAGAGCAGGAACCAGCGACTTCAAGAAGCTAGCCACCTTAGCCAGAATAGACTTGGCTTTTGTGGTTTGGTACGCTTTTATACGAGGTGTCCATTCTCGGCACGAGCTTCCCACCATCAATAATTACCGAGTCCGGCACAAGATCGTTGACCGGTCCCAGCAATTCCCGAACGCGAATGATGTCTTCCTGTGTCTTGCCGATCATCGCGCCCATTGAACGATCTGCTTCGAGGTCGCCCGGTTGAAAGTGTGGCAGCCGAACTGAAGAATCCCGCGCTTGAATATGACGCCGACCGTCAGCGACTCAGTGTAGGTGACATCGTCGCGGTCATTTCGTCGGATCTGAAGTTCGACAAGCGGCTCGCGGGTAATCTGAGAATATCCGCCGCCGTTGTACTCTACGGTTTCGTCCAGGGCCTTACGGATCGCACTCCGCGTAGCGTAATGCGATTCATCAGACGCCCGAGTCGCGAGCAGGTTGAGTGCCTCGCCGTTCTTGTCAGTCAGCTTGATCATTTTCTCTCCTGTTACTTTCTTCGGTGATTTCCTGCTCTTTTTCTTGCCCTTCTTTTTCACTGCCATTGTCGTCTCCTATTTTTGAAAGTGAAGGGGCCATCTTTCGGACAGCCCCTCCCGGCTCTAGGCCATGGAAGCGGCTGCTTCCATACCAAAATTCGGCATGGTGAACAGCGACTTCACAAAGCTTACAGCCTTCGCCAGCATTCGCATGGCATTTTTAGTTTGGTACACTGATATCGACAGTGTCCACTTACGGCACGAGCTTCCCACCATCAATCTCACCCGTCGAAACCAATTTAGGCCCGCAGAAGTTATCTCGGCCATGTGAATTAACAAGGCCGTGATAGGATTGGTGGACCTAGCGGGGATCGAACCCGCGTCCGCGTGAGTGACCATGAGACATTGACGTGCGTAACTCATAAAAATTTTCTCAAATATTTGATGCCCGCGAAGAGCCATTCAATTTGATCGTGAGCCCGACCTAGCATTATGTTACAGTGTTGGCATATGATTCCTCGAAAAACTCTTCGAATGTGATCGTGGTCAATACACCAACCCTTCTTTCCACCGGGATCACTCGAACCGCAGCATTGACATGTTCCGTCAAAATTCAGAAAGGAGGTTCTCGCTTTTTCGGTTTCCTCGGGTGATAGGTCTAACTTAGACAACTTTTGCTTTGCAAGACACGGAAGGCAAATCACTCGACCGTCAACTGAATTTCCGCATCGTGGGCATAAGCCGAGTGATTTGCGCTGGTCATAATAAAGCTTTCCGTGCATTACGCCTCCACCAGTCGGTTCCGATAGGAGCCCGACAAGAGATGCTTACAACTTCAGACTAGCAAAATTCGAAAAGCTTGTCAAGACAATAATTCATCGAGAAATTGTTCTTCACCGCGTCCGCTGCACCAGAGACAAAAATCAAATTCGTCCGGATCATACGTTGCATCTCCACAGACTCTGCATTTTCCTATCGGCTCCGCTCTCCGTTGGGGAATGGGTTCGCGCTTATCAAGTCGTGCCATAACGTCGGCGGGCAGATCAGCCCGCGTAATTTCTTGCTTCCCCTCCCAATAGGCGGGAACTGGGTGGTAATGGCTCGATGTATATCCCGAATCATCGCCGCCGTCAGCTTCGATACGGACGCGTTCCTGCGCTTTCTTTTGAAGTTTCTTTTGCTCTTTGGCGTACTTTTTGAGTTCTTCGACTTGTTCTTCGGCTTCTCGTAAACGATTGTAGGCGTCGAGAGCCGAGCGGGTGACGCTAAGCGAAATTGGTAATTTATCGGCTGCAACTTTATCCTTGAGTTTCGTGAGAACTGCAGCTTTCGCCGTGAACCAGCACCACGCCGGAGCGCCGTCAGTATGGAATCCAGCGGACGAAGCAAGTTGCTGCTCATTTCGCCACTGGTCGCCTTTGCTAAACTGCGCTTCGAAGCGGTTTTCATTTTCGTTCCACGTGATGCGCATGTATTCGTTTCCAAATCAACCAACAATACGGGTAGAGCACCAGATTCCGAACCTTGATGTACAAAATCCAGAATAAAAGCGCTGCTCCGGATCGCTTAACCCGCGATCCCATAGACTGCCTCACAATTCGCGTCTTGGTATTTCTTCGTCAAGTGAACGAGCCCACACGACGGGCAGCGGTAAACATACAGCGAGTTCGTGTCCGTAGGCGGCCTCGGGGAGAACATGAGCCGAAACGCGAACGTCAGCGCCGCATCCTTGTCTGGAAATCCTAGCTTAGTCGGAAACAACTTGCATTCGCCAGTAGTGATCATTTCTTCCCCCATTACCAGATTTTACCGTCCTCGTGATCCTTAATTTTCTTGGCTTTTTCCTCGTCGGCCTGCCACTGCTTGTGCGCCGTGTTAAACCACTCGAAGACCGTTCCGAAAAAGTGCCCTCGGGTAGTCTGGCGCAGCGCGTTGTCCATTATATGGCACAACCAGCAGCACGGACCGTACTCGGCAGTGCAGAACCCGGCGTCGTCCTCCAGAGGATACCGGCAGGCCGAGCACAATTTCTTGCCGCGAAACTGGGTCTCGTACGATTTGATGTTGGCCCGAATAATCCGGTGCTCCTCCTCCGTCAAAGGCCGCTCAAAATCGGACGAGCAGTCAACGGTCAGGCGCAGCGACGGAAAGTTGCAACGGGCCTCTAGCCTTTGCACCCACTGATCGAAGGCGGCCTGCTTATCGTTCTTCACGTCCCCTCCGGGTAAAATCAACTGCGTGTTCGTTTTACTTTTTGAGCCGCCTTGCATCTTTGAAAAGTGCTTCTAGCTCTCGAAACGAAGCGTCATTTCTCAATGAGTTTGCTCTCCAAGAAACCCATCGCACATTTCTTGGTTTGTAGCCCTGCCGATTATGAATGCGATCTAACGATGGCGAATCATCGTGTCGTTGTTTACTCCCTTCGTTCTTGTGCCATTTTAACCTAATCCACGGAAACACGGGACAGAACTTCGGCACTTTCGGGAGATTCTTCATCGTGATCGTGTATGAAAGACCCCGCTCTTTTGCTCCCTGTCGGATTCCTTGCAAGGCCGCTTGTTCTGGATGTTTCTGCCGCCACTTCGCAACTTGCTCGCTCATCTAAATCCTTTGTTTGCGTTCCGAGTACAACGAATACGCTCTTGATTGCACTATTTCTCCGGCGTCCCTGTCTTCGTCGGCTCATCGCCGTGCTTGCACTGCGGTTTATTCGGCTCGGCTTTACAATCCGGCACGTTGGGGGCGGGTGCTCCGCATACCAAACCGGGCGTGCAATTCTCTATCGACTTACGAATGGCCTTCTGGGTAGCAGTGGAGCACCCCAATAACAGAAACGATAAAGAAACTACCGTAAGAATCTTCATTTTTGTATCTCCTTTGTTTTCCGTCTGAGTACAATCAATCGTGCATTGATTTTACTTTCACAAACAAAACATTCGACCGACTCCGGATTCGGGATCGAAATTTGTCGGGAGCGTATTCACCGTATGCCTCAATAGCAGCCGAGTCGGCTTCCCGTTGAACACGTCAAAAACTTCTTGCGGGTCGAAGCTCACGATTTAAACTCCTGCTCTTCTGCTTGCCGCCGACGTAACAGCCCGGCGACAACCTGACCGCCTGCATGATCCCACTGCTCAAACTGCTTGGCCGCGTCTTCCATGTCGCCTTCGTTGACCAGCTTCAGCAGCGTGCTCGACTGGAAATTGCCGGAGCCGAGATTAAACGTGAAGTCGACCAGCGCGTCGAATTCGCCCTGCGTCAATGTCACCGTCACGATATGGTTGACGAAAGCCTCAGCCCACGCGATGTCCGCATGGAGCATTGCTTCGGCTTGCTCTCGTGTGCAGCAATCACCGGGTTTAACGCCTGCGGTGTGCCCATACCCCAAAGACCAACGTCCTACTTGATCTTGATAGGCGACAAGCCGAAGACCCTCGAAATCTTCTGTCAAGGCAATGCCGGTTTGCGAATACTTCATTTCTGGTGTTGGCATAGAGCGCATCCCTCTTTTACAATTCCTCGATTTACATGCCACCGAACATAAGCACTCATTCGAAGTACTCCCCTATGGCATGCAGCCAGTGCTCCGGGTGCAACTTTGAAATGTACTTCGAGTGCGCCGCTCTCCAGATGACCCAAAGCACGAACAAGGTCAGCTCGACGCCTATGCCGGTCCAGATGCCCTGCCAGATAAGACTAAAAATACTCATTCGAACAAATCCTCCAAGTCGTCTTCCGCTTTGCAATCCGGCAAGTTGCCGACATGCTGATGGCACTTCGAGCACTCAAATTCGATCTGAGGCTTACTTTTGCCGTAGGTTTCGTTAATCATTACGATCTCGCCGTCGCACTCGCCGTCATTGTGCCGAATCTTCATTTTTTCTTCGGGCACCCTTCGGCCATCAACACCCGAGGCGGACACCCTTTGAGAAGCTCTGCGCGGCATCTTTTGCAGACAATCCAGTCTATGCGCTTGCCTGCGTAAGGTGCCGCGTTCTTGTAGAACACACAGAGCCGTTTCATTTTACTTTCCGTCGTACGTCTCGTCGTGGCCGTCCGGATGCGTCAGGAAATTCTTCTCGATGGCGGCAACAACGCTTGTGGCCGTCGGGAACCCCTCGTCGTTCCAGCCGATGGCCGAGTTATCATCTTTCACTTTGTAAAGGCGAGCGAACCACGGGTCATCCGGAGTTTCTCGACCGATAGCGACGTAATCTATGTCCTCTTCATGCTCTTCGACGAATTTTTCGAAATCATCGAGGGCAGCTTGAATATCCTGATCGCTCTCGTCGGTAGAAACTACCTGAACCGGGCCGTTCTGAGTCCGATCCTCACGACCGGCAGCTCTCCCGAGCTGAAAAGTTCCGCCGATGAGCAACGTCAACGCGAATACAATTACGAAAGGTCTCATGCTATTCTCCTTCGCCCACTTCGAGCAATTCGTTTTCGAGTAGTTCAATTTTATCAATCGCCGCATCGTAGGCGTCCAACAGCACTTTGATACGGTGGCTGGGGACGTACAAACCCGCAGCCGAGTCATTGCGAAGTTTTCGGATAGACACTTCGGGAGTTTCGACTTCGGCCTTCTTAACTTCCTTCACCATGCTTTGCTTTGCTGTCTTGCTCAGTTCTGCCATTACCGCACCCACTTTCCGGCCACAAACGTTTGTTTGGGCCTAGCTGCATTTTTCGCGTGCCGCTGCTCGTGCTGCTGCTCCGCGCTGCGCTCGTTCTTGCGTTCGTACGAGCGCTTTTTCTTATTGCTGACGGCTTCCTGCATACTGTCCCTTCTGCAGCCATTCCGACATCCATGCTGCTTTCTGATCGAGAATACTTGCCGTTGATGGTTCGCCGGAATATCGTGTGCTACTGCCGCGACCCGTCCAACCCATGAATCGCGTAACGTGCAACGAAGAGCCCGTCCCAGACGCGCCCAACAAGTTAGCGCTCTGGTTCTGGGGATAGTCGAACACACCGCGATACTTCAGCGGATCGACCGTCAACTTGCTGTGCCGTGCTTCCTCTTCTGTCAAATGCGTTTTCATCAACTTTCCTTTCTGTAAATTTCTCGACGTACCTCGATCCCGATCTCCTCGGCGATAACGCTAGTGTCGAAAAGAGCGAGACGTTTCACTTCTGCAAAGACTTTTTCAAACCAGACTTCCCAATCTTTACCACGTTCGTACCCTTTCGACTGCGCACCGCTCGGCATTTCGATAGCGATTCTCATGATTCGACCGGTGGTTGAAGGATGTCACGATCTTTGAGTTCAACCTGACAGTGGAAAGAAAACGTCACGTTGTTTTCGCCCTTCAGTTTCGAGAGCGTACGGGCGAGGAGTTTACGCATCTCACTGACGGTAATTGCTGTGCCGTGCTCCGCAACATCAATGTGAAGTTTCATACCGTCACCCTACCATAATTAATTCTGTTTGTCAAGCACTTTCATTGGTGCATAGAAAACTTTATCTGAGTCCGTACTTTTGCGACCGAGAATTGCGTCGATCAGCATTCGACCCTCATCAATACTCAGCGTAAACCCGGCTGCTGCTTTATGGCCGCCGCCACCTTTTGCTTGCGCTATCTGACTTACGTCGACCGCGCCGGTATGGTTCCGCAAACTGAATTGCATCCGTCCGTCGCCGCGTTCAAACCAACCCATGCCGATGTCGATACCTTGCTCTTCGCTAAGAGCTCCGGCGAGTTCGCTGATGTTCATGTAGAGCGCGTTCACAATTCGCACGGTGTATTTGTGAACGAATCCGACGGCGTCGACAAAAAATAAGTCGCCTGTTTGCGCTTGCTTAACGCCCTCACGCACGTAATGAGCGACGTGCGCCAACGCTCCCGTTCCAAGGCGAGCTGCGGTCTCCGTGTCTATCCACTTTAATTCTTCCCAAGCTTCGAGCGTGAATGGCAATGTCATGATGTAGGCGTTGACAGCTTTGCTGTTCGGCAGAGTTCCCTGACCGTTGTTCCGCCACAAGTCCCGATCCTCAACGTAATCGACGAACCATCGACGCGGAGACGGCGGGATATACATGCTGCCGATTTTCTCATGCGCGTCTTTGCCGAAAAGATAATCCCACGCGAGACCGGCACCGCTGCGCGTCATATCGAACGTGGCAAAACCGAGTCCCTCCAGAGTGGCTTGAGCAGTTTTGTGGTGATCTAGAATGCGAAATGACTTCGAGAGTTCAGCAAGTTCCAGATTCTGTTCACGAGTTCTCCAACTAAAGTCTACAACCAAAACATCTTTGCCCTTTACTTCGTCATAGGGCGGCTCTAGGCCGTGATCACGAGCCATCAACTGCGCTTCGGGATAGCGTTGCTTCGCCACGTAGGCCGCGCAAAACCCGTCAGGGCAACCGTTATGATAAATGATTAAGTCCATCAGTTTTCTCCCAGCGGTACGCCGTTGACAGAACGCACGGTAATATGCTTGCCGCACGCGCAGACCTTACCGCGATTGATCCTCCACCGCTTGCAGTTCCCGATGCCGCTCATTCGGGCGAGCTGTTTCTTGGCGATTCGAGGTCCGTAGTAATTGACCCCGTACCAGAGTCCGAACGCGACCGCATCCAAGATCACGGCCAGAAAAAATAAATGACGGCTGAGCAATATCCAGTTCATCGTGATCCTCCCGGCAGCAGACCGCGATTGATGCGGCGAGAGACATCCTGCATATGCTTGCGCGCCAACCGAGGCGCGATCCAGAATTTGCGCAGAATGTGCGCGGCCTTACGTTGAGCCCGACGCACCAAGTAGTCCTTCTCCTCATCGGTCGACGGGTTGAAGTACGGGGCGATATCTTCGGTGAAAATTTTAGTAGTTAGGTATGCGAATCGGCGAATCCGATCATTGTGGTGGGGGTTGACGCGCTGCTTTTTGAACGCGATATGGCGCGACGGAAAGGTGACAAACTTCTGCGGACCGTGAGCGGTGCTCTCTTTAAAGAGAGGATCGTCTTCACGATGGCGACGGCCACACAAACGGCAGTTGATCATCTTGCCGAACTCTTCGTGGCGCTCACTAAAACTGCGCTCAGCAAATTCCTTCCGAAATCTCTCGGCGGCTTCAGCAAGTTCGAACTGTTGGTTCAACTTCTCAACTGCTTCTGGGGCTACAGAATTCTGATCATTCACGACATCGTCAAATGGTGTCTCGATCATTGTAATCCTTTCTTGCTGCATGAAATTCCAGACATATTGTCGTACGTATAATATTCTACGTATTCTTGACCGTCTTCGTCAACTAAAACATCCAAAAATTCTGGATGGGCGGCGTCGTACGCGGCGGCCTCAGCTAGCGACGTTGACGGACGGCAATGGGCGCATTCAAACTTCCGCAACCCGGTGAACGGGCATTTCGTTTGGCTATACAATTGCGCATCCCCAGTCGCATGCTCGACACTGGCAGTCCTTATCGTGAATCCTCCTGCCCTTGAGCCACCATGCTTGCTCGCCTTTGTGAAACACCCTTCCGTCATCACGAACAGTTAGATGAACGTCAGGCTCGGAAGTTCGGCCTTCGCCGTCGACAACTTTTTTCCAGTACCACTTTCCTTGCTTAGTTGCTGCCAGCCTGTAGACTGACGAAATCTTCGTCTTCGAGTCAGTCAGCTCGATAGTCTTATCTTTCAGAGCTGCATTTTGCGGCTTCCCAAACAGTTCCAGCAGATTGATCAGGCCATAGTCCTCAACACGGCCCGCGTCGTAGCTGTCCGAACTTTGAGCCCATTGTCCTTTCGCATCATGATGCCACGAGGCTGCTGCGCGAAATATCTGACCTAGCCGATCCGGCCCCGAGCGCGGATTCGGACCCTCCAAAGTGGCGACTCGCGGAGTCTTCTTGTGCAACGCGAGGTTAAACTTCCCCTCATCGTCAGCATTAGCGACCATGACGATAGTGCCGCCGGGCTCGGGGAGCTGCCAGCGGCTCAGTTCTTCCCAGAAAACCTCAACCGCTTCGAGGCCGCGCCCGTGGCAGTTCTTACAGAGCTGTCGACCGGTCTCGGTCAGCTTAACGCAAACCGGGCAGACTTTCATGAAGTTCTTGTTGCTAAGGGCGAGCAAGTCAGGATTAAACCGACCGCGTTCGAGGCTGAACCGCTTCGCGTCCTCTGGGGTGTCGACCCGAGTTCGACTAAGGATCAACCAGTCGGCCTCCCCGTCAGCAATCTTCTGCTCGGCCTCTTCGTACGTAACCCACTTGCGGCAGCTGCACTTAGCTGGGTCTAACTGCTCCCCGAGGTGCTGCTTAAAGCAATAGTGCAGCTTGACCGTCTGGTCACGACTTACTTCGTCCTGGGACAAATCGATCATGGTTTGGTCTCACTAATAGATGCGGGAGTTACAACGCGAATTTTTAATCGACGACCGCGCTTTTTTCTCAATTGTCCTTCACCGTTAAATCCGTTACCTACGCGATAAATACGCTCGATAATCCCTTCGACGATGGCGTACGGTCGAGTTTTTGAGTTTGAATGCAAGCCCATCTCTTCCGAAATTTGACCGTAAGTGTGCCCGGCTAAAAAATAAAGGTAAATGACCCGCGCCCAGCGAGCGGCCAGTATCCTCTGTTCATTGTTAGTTTCAAAATGCGGAAATGCTTGCCGAATAACCTTTTGAATTGTCTTAGTGCTATTTGTCCATGCGGGTCGTTGACGGCTCCCTCGTTTCCCGCCGCTACGCGGCAGTCCGTGATACGCTAGACCCATGCGAATCGGATCGTCACTATCAAAGAACTTCGCGAGTTTCGTATTGATGGCCGGAAGATTTTCTTTGAGTTTGTTATAGCTTCCGCCGTCTTTACTCATCGTCAACTACGCCGTCGATTTCGTCGAGATTGTCAAGACGAAAACCGTCGCGATTGCGGAGTTCAATTATGGTAGGCAGTTCTCGCCCCTCATCCCTTAGTCGATCCGCCATTTCCGCGCAGTACGCTTGCTCAGCAATTTCATCGATGCGACGGCGACCTCGGCTCATGTCAAGGTTATGGTTTCTGAGAACTTTCTCCCAGTATGCCTTGCTCGTATTCGTCACGTCCGGATTGCTCATTGAGTCACTCATTCCTCGGCCTCACTTTCGTCCGCGAAAAGGTCTTCCATTGTCTCCTCGTCGGTTTTTACAAAATTCGCATTCCGAAATACTTCGTCCTTCAGAACAAAAGCCTGAAAATATGGGTCGGACCGGTTGTCGTGAGGGAACCGCACGCCAAACTTGTTCGGCCACTTCTTGGTCTTCCATGCGTTGACTATTCCGACGATTTGGTTCGCGCATGCTTGCCCAGCATCGAGTTGAGATTCAGTCGTGACCAATCCTGCATTAAATTGTACTCGTTGTCGAGTAGTTGCTGTATTTGGAACACGGCATCCGTTATGCTGAAGCCAGTCCATTGCACGGTCTTTAGCCGCGTTTGTTTGATCGGTTTTGAGCGTGCCATTTTTGTCCTTTTTCTCGCCTTGCGCGGCGTCCATCTGATCGAGCATAAATTCGTGCGCCACGATCCAGCAGTGCTCACCATCAGTCTTGGCGACTATAGCCTCATCTCCTGCTTTAAATGTACCACAATCTTCGAGCAATGTCAAGCGCGAACCTTTCTGCAGCTTTCGTCCAGCTTTGACGAAGACTGAGAAGGCCACATCGTGAATCCCGCTGAGCCAGCTATACCGCCGCAGCTGTTCGTCGAACGCCGCCATGCCTTGCTCCTCAGGATACGGACGACCGGAAGTCTTCATGTCGACAATCAACGGGCGTAGCAAGCCGTACTCTGGCTTCCAGTCGATACGCGGCAACTTCGGATGATGCGGGTCGACCCAGCATATCATGTCGCAGATTCCGGCGTCGACTATATCGCCGTAGTTGGGGTCGCCAGGGAAGACTTCTTTTTTGACTTCTCGTTGAAAGACAATTTGGCCTCTAAGTGGTATCGGCAGGGAGGGAAGTTTAATTGCATACAGTCGAAGCAAGTCGTCCCCATCCATGTCGAGCGTGGCCCAATCCTTTTCAGTTTTTGTGTATTGGATATCATTTCGCTCCTTGAAAATCGACCAGAGCCGATGAAACTCATCGCGAGCGCCCTGCCCGTCGTGCTCGTGATAGAACTGAACAGCAAGTTCAAGAGCCTTACCAAATAGCAGTCGCGCCTTATTATCCCGCTCTTTCCAACCTTGCACACGACGTAGGAAGTACTTGTAGGGGCACGCATCGAAGTCGGTGCCTGCACTGTATGAATGCTTCCGCCACGGTGTGCCCTTACTGTTGATGTAGAGAAACGCCATCTGTCTCCTCCGTGTTCCCCATTGCTGGGCCGACGTACATCCGACTCGGGTATTCTTCCGGCCAGAACTGACTGCGCTGACCAGTATAGCTGAAATGCAACTCCTTCGCTGGGCGGGATGCCGCGACGTAGAAGATGCGTCGCTCTTCCGGAAGTTCTCCGTCTTTGTGTGGCATTTTCTTCTGATTCACACCGATCACGTAGACGTAATCCCACTCGTGGCCTTTGGCCTGATGGACTGTAGCGAGCGTGACAGCCTCTCCGTTCTTACCTTTGCGCCCGTAAGTCAGACGCCGTAGATAAGCCAAGAATTCGCTGATCGATCCGCGCCCAGACCATTTGACTTCACCCGTCTTCGACCGGGATTCGGTCGCCGCCATCTTGACGATGTCGTTCAGGTTCTCGACCGGGCTCGACTCCATCGGGTTCTGCGCGTAGCGATACTTATCGAAGAATCTCTCCCGCTCAATGATCCTAGCGAGCACCTCGTGAGCAGGCCGGAGGCTCAGATCGTCTTTCGCCAGCCGGAGGAGGGCTCGCACTTCGTTCTGCTCCCAGTAGTCTTTCTTCCCGAGAATACGGTACTTCTGGCCCTGCTTCGTCAGTATCTTCTGGTACTCGAAAAGCTGACGGTTCGTGCGCGCCAGTATCGCCGTCTTGCCGGGCTCTTTGATCGATGCGATAACTTGCTGAGCCTCTTCGAGCTCGTCGCTATATCGTGTGATAACCGGGTCCTCGCCATACGGGTTCGTTGTCATCATACGTGAACCGAGGCCGTTGTCTACAGGCAGAATCCGCTTTAAGAATTTTACTATCGCCCCGGTGCTCCGATAATTCCGGCCTAAGTACAACTTCTGCGAGCCGGGAAACTTTTGCTCGAAATTTGACAGACTTCCGGCCTGCGCGTTTCGCCACTCGTACACGAGCTGATTTTCGTCGCCGACCGCGAAGATGTTCTTCTTGAATAACAGCTGCAAGAAACGAAATTGAAGGGTATTCGTGTCCTGGCACTCGTCCACGGCTATGTATTCTCGTTGCCATCGTTGCCTCACGTCGTCATTGCGTTCGAGTAAATTAACGGTCTCATGCATCAGCGAGTCGAAGTCGAGCCAGCCTTGCTCGCGGCACTTTCGTTCGTAATCGCGGTACGCCATCCCATAGTATCGCTCTAAGCCAAGGGTCTCGTCTATAGCCTGCTCTGGGGAAACGTCCGCGCACTTCCACTCCACGATATGGTCCTTGAGGGTGCGGAAATTTTTGACTCCAGCGCGGTAGGTCTTGACCAGCTCGAACAAAAGTTGATAGTCCTCACCAGAGAACGGCAGGACATCGTCGGTTGTCTTGAACGGCAGACAGGCGCGCTCTTTGCGAACGATCTCCAGAGCGTAACTGTGGAACGTCCGGAAGATCGACGCCGTGTCCGCGAAACCGAGGCGCTTTACCATCTCTTCCGCCGCCTCGTGAGTGAACGTCACATTTAGCGTATTCTTGGGGTCGATGCCATTCATCAGCATGTTGACCCAGCGCTGGAGCAACGTCGCGGTCTTTCCCGACCCCGGCCCGGCGACCACATTATAAGTCCCCTCGACTGCGTTTATGCAGACGAGTTGATCGGCATCCGGGCCGTAGTTTCCGATGAAGCAGTTAGCCATTATTTTGCTATCCCAATCTTCCGTTGAATATGCTGCACGAGTCCAGCAGCGCCAACTGTCGCAACCATGTTGTCAAAGAAGCCTACGAAGTTCTTCCAGTCATCGTATCCCCATGTTTTGCTGCTCGGCTTGGCCGGACAGAACTGCGCGACGTATTTGCGAAGCTGAATTTCGACGCCGCCAACCTGATCAACTGGGACCATCCCCCCGGTTGGCAGAATCTCATTGCGGTACTTCGCCAGTCGTTCCTTTATCTCTTTCTCTTGCTCCGGGTTCAACAACTTCTCGACTTTTGGCGGCTCAACAGGCTGCGCAGGCAGTGTCGTCGATGGCTGACTTTCCGGAATGACGGCGCTCGGCGACACAGAAGTGGTCGGCGGGGCAGGCATCGAACCTGCAACCTCTCGGTTATCGACCGAGTGCTCTACCATTGAGCTACCCGCCGTTTGTTGAGCTTCACTTGGCTTACGTGCGCGTTTCTTTGGTGCTTCAGCTGGCGGCGGCACGATAGCGTTTAACGGATGCTCTGGCGGCAACGTTGCAGCGAGGGCGGCCATATCAACAAACGCTTCGTTTGCGGCGCTCGCAAGAGCCGCTGGTTTGACTGCGGTAAGTGCGGCCTGTGCGGAAATCTGGGCCGGAGTCAGATCATTCGAAGATTTATGAAAGCATTTCAATTCCGTTGTTAGTAGCTCCTGTACTGTTTCAGGACTAACAGTTAACGGTGGGTGGGCATCCTTCTGGATACATGGCAGAATCGTGGACGGCTCCGGATTCGGCAGCACGACCGGCTGCGTCGTGATTGCGTCAAGCGCGGGATTTGCGAATTCTGTCGGATTTACTGTTGCAGAGACTGATACACCAGTGATTGTTGCGTTAGCGGGTATATCAAATTCAAAAGAATTATTGGGCTTCGCAACATTTCCCTGCCAAAAATCACCTTTCTCCCCACGAGCATGATTTGCTGGGCAGGGAAGTTCATTTCCCTCAGGTTCGTAATTCGTGAAAGCAATTCCCCACGCTTGCCGCAGAGCTTGCCAATCCAGATGCATGTCGCAGTATTTGCACTCGCTCGGCGCATGCAAGATACGCGGATCACAGTGCGGAAATTGCTCAAGGATGCTGCTCCACTCCAACTGTACAGGTTTTACCTTTTTAAACATACTCCCTCCAATTATTTGTGGTAATACTTGTCTTCGAATCCGTCACAACCTAGCAACAAACCCGGCGCGCAATCTATCGGCATTCGCATGATCGCGTCCATATCGGCCAGACCGGGCGCTATCGGATCGTCCTCTGTCTCGGCGATACCCTCGTCATGTACGTGCCCGACAACGAAAAGGTTGGACGCTTCAAACAACAGCAACTTGATGGCTAGAACGTCCCTCGACCAGCCCTGATCTATGTTCTCCAGAACCTTTCCGCCGTGGCTAGTGATGTGATTGCCCCATTGATGCGTATCCTGATTCGTCCCAGAATACACAAACGTTGGGCCGTAGACATCCTCGCCGGTCTCGTGGTTCTTCCACGGCTTCTTCATTATCTCGATGCGAGCATCGAAGTAGTGAAGGTAGCGCCCAGATGGCAACTGAATGCGAAGAATGACTTTTGGAACAGAGCCTTCTTTTCGAATTACAATCTTGTCGAATTTGATGATGCCGCCCGGCCCCCACTCACGCTTGACGCGAGTAGTTCCTTCCGCAAGAACCTCTTCAATGATTTTGTTCAGATCGTACCAAGATTGTTTGATCTCTTTGTAGACTTCTCGAAAGGCGCGCACCGAGTCGTTAGACAACTTCTCACTCAGATCGATCCCCATCTTCTCGGCGTAAGCAAGCAGGCCGGTCTTGTGCAATCGCTTAGTCTTCGGATCAGTTTCGACGCGCCCGCCACCCAGTTCATACACGCAACCCAGCACGGCTGGCTTCGCGACTTGACGCTTGCGCTTTGCTTCGGCCTTTATAGCTTTATCCTTGCTATGGTAGTCCGTTTCAAGCACGTCGTACGGAATGCCGTTCATCGTGCCCGCGAAACTCAAGTATGGGCAGTTGCCGTTCGGCTTACCGGGCCGAGGCACGAAGACCTGATTTAACGGCTCGCACTGACAAAGGTACGCCGCGTTACGCGTTTCGATAGCGTTCAGATCGCATACATTCAGGCGTTTCCCGACTGGCGCATCGAACATCGTTCGGATCGTGTTCTTTATCGTCGAAAGGACAGAGCCGTAATCTGTTTCGCCCGGAAGAACTTTTCCAAATCGCTTGATGATTCCGTCAAAGCCCATCTGAAATATGAGTGCGCGGGCCTCATCAACAATCTCCTCATCTTCGAAGAGAGGCTCGGGACGGGCCATATTGTGCATCTGTACAGCATTCCCCGACCATCTCCCGCAACGAGCCGACCCCATATAAATAAACTGTCCTCGAAGCCTGTCATCGTCGCAAAGCTGCCGAAGTACAGCAGCCAATTTTGTGTACGTAGTAGAACTTGCATTTAGTCTTAGCTCCAGAATTTTTCGACATTCAGGCGTCAACTTCGTGTTGAACTTCAACGCGGTTTTTACAGCGTCCTTCTCCAACGAATCATCATCATAGCCGCGAGCTGTCACCCACGGCAAAAGTTGATCGTGGCTATTCGAGTTCTCCAGACCGGTCAACTGATTCATCACGCGCTTCGTTTCAGTCTTAGCGCGAATGCCGAGAGCGAGACCGTTCGTAACAAACTGCCGGTCGACATGAATGCCACGATCGTTGACTTTCTGATCGAATAACCATACGGCGCGCTCGAATTCGGGCAGCGGGAACACGCCTAACAAAATCTCGCGGCGCGCAACCTCACGCTCGGCCCGCACGTCTTGCTTGCAGTACTCCGCAAACTCGGCCCACTCTTTCGGGTGAGAGTTCCAATCGTTATAGTATGTTCGTTCGGGAATTCCGGCAGGGTTCTTCTTGGTAGGCTTCTTAGCTTTCTTGATGACAGGCTTGCAGAACAGATTGATTAAGGCCGCACCTCGCTTATCTTTACCCAGATCGCGGTCCAGACCAAGAATATCGGAGACCAAATCCAAATCTGCTGGTAGGCTGAGCATACGAGCCGATGGTTGGGGGTCTTGGAACCTAGCTGTGGGGCAGGTAACGCCAGATTTGGAAAGTCCGAATCTCTCAAAGGAAGAATTAAATGAAACAAGGTCTACCCCCTCGTCTTCGAGCCAGCCGTGCAAATCGTCGGGCATCGGCTCGTCGGTCCACATGCGCCACAGCTTTACGTCTAACGGCTTGTCGTCACAATCCCCATAAGCGTACGCACACATCAGCAACTCGGTCGTCGGATGCGCCATGTAGTTGTACAAACCAACGGAATACTTCCCATTGATTGGCGCGTAGCTCCGTGACTCAAAGTCTAGGAAGAGACGCTTCTTCCGGAGTTGCTTTATGATCTCAGGATTCATCGTCCGCTTGATCCCCACTTACGTGCGCCGCGTTCACTTGGGTCCAGCTCTTCGACAACTTCCGGCTTTCCTTCAACTATCGGAACGAAAACGATCTGGGCGATCTTGTCGCCCTCGTTGATGTAATATTGCGGGTCCTCGCATGTAAGGCCAACCGTGATCTCGCCACGGTAGCCGTTGTCGCCAACGCCGCCGTGCGTGAACACTTGGGCTTTCGCCATGCTCGACCGATCCTTGACGATCCAGCCGTATCCCGTGCGCGGTTGAATCGCGATGCCGGTCTGGATCATGGTGATAACACCTTTCCAGAGACAATACGGACCGACTGAATACAAATCCCAGCCGAGGTCGCCTTCGTACGCTTTCGTCGGCACCTTGGCTTTCGGGTTGAGCAACTTCACTTTGAACAGTGGCTCGATATGGAACAACGGGTAGTAATGAACCTGCAAGTCTTGACTGTGTCCGGTGCCGCACGGAACTACTGCGCCTGGATGCCATGTTGTATTATCTGGATGCGCCATTTTACTCCTCCTGCTTTAATAGATATGTCATTGCTGGCCGCTGCTCTTCCGGCTTTCGGCCTGCCGAAGCGCCGACGCCCTCGCGATGCGCGATCACGCCCTCATCGAGCAACCCTCGATAAGCGTCGTTCCATCGTCGAGTCCCGAGCTCGTTCACGTGTAGCGCCTTCTTCAACAGGCGCGTCGCCATCTGTCCTTGATGCTTCTGGAGCTCTCGAACGATTAGTGTTTGATCTTTCGCTTGGTTGTTTTCCGCTTGCACTGGATCGAGATACTCTTGCGTCTTATTTCGATACTCAACAAGGAGCTTCGCTCTCTCGCAACAATCTCTGTCGATACAATCTAAACCTAAATCAATAGCGAAGTAGAGCGCGAGGTTCTCAAACATCGCAATACTTCGAGGATCGATACCTTTGACTTTTGATTGTGCGTCAATACGATCCTCGTAGTCGAATTCGGCTTTTGTTATCGCTGCCTCAATCAAATGCCGCGTGGGCTCGGTGTCGACCGCGATCTCGGAATATAGCCCGTGCTCCCGTTCTTTCTGCGGCGCTAGCAAGAAGAACATGCGGTCGTTCAGGCCGGAGTCCTCATTCGCGAGGTTCGCCCAAAGCTGCGGGAACTTTCGGTCGGTCGTACACCAGAGCCACGAGAAGCAGTACGTTCCAGCGGAGAACCGATAGGAGTCCTTGTTGGACTTAATTTCATTCGCAAAGTCGCGGCTGTCATAGATTGAACAAATATCTTCTAGGAATGACGAATGATCGATCTTGCCCTTAGCGACAAACTTTCCGAGCTCGTCGTAATAAAGTACGGCTCGCGTCGCATGCTTGTCTTTCAGACGCAACCCCAGCCCCTCCGGGCTGCCCGGTGATAGGATGACGGTCTTCTCTCCGGCGGTCTGAACGTCCTTAACGGCCATCCCCATTCGCATGAAAAAGTTCTGCGCCAGCTCGCAGCTTGACGACTTATAGAAATGCCCGTATGGCGCGATCACACCAACAAATAGATTGGGCACTCTCGCTGCCTGTGACTTTAAATGAACGCGAAGGGCTATTGCATTGATTAACATCAGCACGGCAGGCATGTAGATTAACTCGGCGTACTTGTCTGAGCTCGCGATCACCGGCTTAACCAAATTCTCGTACAGCGACGTGCCCCACATCACGGACTCAGGGAATTTCGGGTAGTCGATCACGCCGGAGTCGTCGATATTCACTGGCACGGCATTGGGGTCAACAACTACTGGCGCGGCCTGCGTCTGTTGTGACATAAAATCGACCGGCACGCCATTGTGGTACACGCGGTTGTCTACAATCGGCTTCTTGCCGATAGAGTGCGCGATCTTCTGGCACATTTCCTGATAGTCGGGGCCGTAGTCCTCACAGCGCTTCTCGCAGATTTCGATCAACGCGACGGCCATCGTCTCTGGTTCCATTCCGGCCTGCCGCAACTTGCCAGCGATGCGTGTCAACTCGTTGTCGTGCGACCCACGAGGAATCTTCGGGCCTTCAAGGTTAGCCGTTACCGGAATCTTGTCCGATTCGGCGTGCTGCGCAATCCAGTCGAGCAGTTCCTGCGGAGCCTCGACCAGCGGCACGTTGCGAATGACTTCGTAAGGCTCTAGCGTAACCGGATGGATCGAGCCTGCGCCCACCACGTACGCGTTATTCAAGCGCGCAGAGACGATCTCTTTGCCTTCCGGGTTCTTGATACTGTAGTAAGCCTTCTTACCAGCGAGAGCCAAGCTGGCCGCATTGTGCCGAAAATACGTATGACCCTTGCTAGGGGAACTTCGGACTTGAAAAGTTTTAGGCAGGTGCGGAAGACTGAGGATTCGCGCTGCCGCAGGACTGTCGATGTCTAGAATCCAAATTCCGTTAGGCTCAGCTTTCGCAACTGCGGCGCAATTTGCATTTGGGTATGCGGAATCCCAGCGCAGTATTTGTGCAGAGTCGGTCGTGGCTAGGATCGGCCACTCAGACATAGATTTATCGACGGGAATTTTGGTACGAGGCGCTAGAGGGAAGACCGGAACGCCGCGTTCGATTAATGGCTGAGCAATATCTTTAAAGGACAAAGTTAGCCTCGAAGGAAAATGACGAGCTTGCCACCATTGCCCGTTGCACCGGACAACGCTGTAGCTTCTCGCCTTAGCTTTACAGTATTCCTTCCACCAGTGCTAGTGGACTAAAACGGAATGTCTTCGTCGTCGATATGCTGCGTAGCCGGAGCAGCGACCGAACCGGGAGCAACGTACGTCTGTTGTGCCGTCGTGGTCGCCTGACCTTGTACCGTGGTCGCCTGACCTTGTACCGTGGTCGCCTGACCTTGTACCGTGGTCGCCTGACCTTGTACCGTGGTCGCTTGGCCCTGTTGAGCGCGGTTGCGTCGACGAACGTAAGTTGCCGGAACTGCTGGGGGTGTAACGCCTGCCGGAACCGGCAAGAAGGCAGCGGCCTTCAGGAATTCGCCGTTCGGGATCAGGATCACCTCGTTGCAGCGGCCAATGAAGAACTCGTCGTCGAACGGCATCGGGATGTTCTGCGCGCCGCCGAAAACTTGCTCCGCGATCTCGTACATACGCGAAGGCTTGAATTTTGTTTGTGGCGTCATCTTCGTCGGCATCTCTTCTCGATGCGTCCGAAGCTCGCCTGTGGTGCTGTACTTGTCGACCGCATTCAGAACCCAGTATATGGCCGTCTTATTCACCGGCTTATACAACGGGTTCGATGACGCCTTGACGCCGAGGTTCTCGACATCAATGATGCGAGCGATGAACTTGCCCGGAGTCTTATCGAACTTTCTACCGCCTGATTCAACGATCATGATTTATTCCTTTGCCTAAATTTAGGCTTGTGGATTGAACTTCCAAATTCCGATCTTGTTGGCGTGACGCGACAACCTGACCGACTTCTTGTACCCGACAAACGTCCAGCCTGCTCCACGGAAGATCGCTCCCGCTGCGTTGCCGAGTTCTGCCGTGGTGTCGAAGCCCTGCAACTCAAGGGAAGTTATCACCGCGTCAGCGTCCGTCTGGCCGTACGTTGCTGCTAACTCCCGAGCGACGCCACGAGCGAACCCGAGAACTTTCGCCCTAGCGGCTGCCGCCGACTCGATACCTGCGTCCCGTGCTGCTTCAGACTGCTTTGCTCCTAACGTGATCATTACTCCTCCTTGATTAGAGATTCAAAAGCTCGTTCTTCCGCCGCCCTCTGCGGATCAGGGCTGTACTTATACAACCAATTGTCGAAAATCGTCTCACCGTGCTTGTTGCGAACGTGTTTCATGGCGTCCTGCGGGTCGGCGAATTCGGTGCTATCGAGTTTACAGATCAGCATACTAGCTCCACAACTCCCTGAGATTCAAATCCCGCCGAATCGTGACATCGAACGGCGCGTCTTTCGCGATTTCCGGTACATCACATTCCTTTGTCGCCTTCCACCAAATTTTGTAATCCCCATTCCAGTGAAACGCGCCGCCAATCTGATTCCATAGCGCGTCACGATCCTTGGCCTGTTCGTTGTGATCGAAATCTTGTAAACTCTGGAGGATCACGAGCGGTGACTTGGAGCGCTCGACGATCTTGTCAAGGTTGTCTAGCCGATTCTCGATAAGCTTCAGCGTCGTCAGACAGTCCACCAATGCGCCGTGCTCCCCCATCGGTAGAAAGCCGTCCTCTGCCGCCATGTGCAGGAGCTTCCGGCCCTGCACGCCCGGCAGGTCCCACATGGTGTCAATCAGTAGCATCGGCGGGAGAACTTGGCTGTAGTGCGAAGCCCAAATCCGGAGTAGCTCCCAGTCGAACTGATTAATGTTCTGACCAGCGACAGCGTCAACCGTCTTCAACCAGTTAAGTATGGTCTCTAACGAGTCGTGCGAATCGTATCCCTTCTTATTTCGCGCCGCATTCAAGATACCGGTTCGCTCTTCAATCAGCTTCGGAATCGGACGCGTACCAGCAACAAGAAAACTGCTGCTCTCGAAAATTCGCCGCTGACCGGTGCTGTATGTAATCTGACCGACTTCAGTGACTTCGTCCTGAAGCAAGTCCGTACCCGTGGTCTCAAAGTCCAGCACTCCAAGAATAATATAGCTACCCTCGCAAGTATTTAATCAGTCCGCGTAAGACAGAAATTTTATCCTGTACGTATCCGAGAGCCCGATTACACGAGCCGCAAACAATTCCTCGAAATCGTTTCGTTTTATGATCGTGTTCGATGCAGCCATCCGAAAGTCCTACGCCCAGTCGCTTGATCATTTTTCCGCAACAAGGACACTTTCCGCCCCGCCAACGAAGAATGTATTCGATTTCGGGTTCTGTAAACTGATACTCGTAACGGACCCGATGCTCTAGCTCATCTCTCGGACGAAGACGACGGTATTTAGCCTGCTTCGCATGAATCTTTTCGGGGTTAGCTCGACGCCATTCGGATACGGCGATTCTGTAATTGCTTTTCCCGATGGCAGCGAACGCAAATCTTTCCAATCATTAGTTCACCGATCCGGTCAGGCCGGGCATAGCCGGGGCGTCTCCGTCCAAATCAAAGGCCTCAATTTCGGGGATCGCCCGCTTCGGCTCTTGCAACACTCGAACGATCAGGGTGATCTTTCCGATCACGTGTTTCGGAATCCCCATGCGTTGATCAAAGCGGATTTTTGTGCCGTCCTGCATTTTGTTCGGCTTTTGCGGGACCACCATGCCGTGCTCCATCAAGTGAGCCACCATGATGTTGCAAAACTGTTTGAGCCCCATCTTTACGCCGTCCGGAGTCTCGACCGGGTCCATATCCTCTTTGTCGAACGCCGAAATTACGTCGTGGTACACCTTATGCGGCAGCTTGAGGCCGGGCTGCTGAATGATGTGTCCAACGAAACGGATGAAGTATTTCATGAGGCTCCTTAACTATCGATCTCCGGCAATGACTTCGGGCCGGTCTGCCCTTCGTAATGACGTGGCGCGAAACCTTCGGTCTTCAACATCACCATAGCGGACACAAGCAGTCCGGCTGCCTTACGAAGATATCTTTCTTGCTGTTCTGTCGTTGACTCCATCAACGTTGCGTCTGTAGCAAACGACATAGCATAGGTGACCCAGTCGTTCAACGTGTTCTTACGGTCAAATTCCTCGCCCCACGTTTGACGGGCTCGTTCTACCTCAAGATGAATGTCGGCCAGAATTTTGTGTATTACCTCATACCTACCCATAGATTTCCTCCAAGCGTAGAACTGCCGCTTACAGGGCCGGTCGAAGTCGGCTAGCCCTTCGGCTTTCGACCACTTCATTTTGGACTAATGTTGACCGGAGCGCCAGCGCGGAGTGCTGCGTCTGCCGCGTTCTCTTTCGCTTTCGCTTCGAGCGCTGCTTTGATCTGAGCGTTCGCGCTGCCCGCCGCTGGGGTCAGAATCTTCTGCTCGTCAAACATCCGAGCTGTCGCGCCGTTGACCATGCAAACGTCGGAGCAGAAGTTGTACTGAATCGGCTGGCCGTCCGGGCCGCGCTTCTCGGCAGAGATCACCGTGCGCAGAACCTTTAACCACGGATTCTCCGTCAAAGCTTTCGCCACTGCCGCTTGATCCGTGGCTTCGATCACCGCACTGTTCTTACAGTTCGGCCCGTCGCACGCTACCGTTTGAAATGTTGTATTCTGTGTCGACATTAGTACACGTCTCCATTTTGTTTGATTTTTTCATCTTCGTATGGGGTTACCACACGACGATAGAATTCTAGCTTCGCGCCTTCAAGAGCTCCGATCACATCATTGAATCGGCTGTAACTCGTCCCGTGTAACTCAAGGTACTTCCGGATCACTTGGGTGAACGCGTAGTTCAGTTCACCACTATTTTCGATGAGCCCATCTTCCTCAACAATTTCTCTAGCCGTTTGCGTGATGTATGGCGTACGTCACCTCCGTCTGCTTTTTGAATCTTTCGTAGAAGTCGCTTCAGGGAGGCCACGTTCTTAACATGCTGAACTTCCGGCAAGTAGTCAAAGATGCATTGCTTGCCGCCTACCACGATGACCGGAATACCTCGCGTGAGAGCCATCCCCATCTCCGCCATGCGGGAACCGGTCGCCAAGCGAGCCGACACCATTTTTGAACTTAGATCGTCCGTAAATCTCACCAGAAGGTCGGACGCATAGATGTCTTCGCGATCTTGCTTCGCTCGAATAGACCTAATCGCGTCCATATTTTTGTGAAGAAACAAAAGATTTCCTGCCGGTGTCGGGTCTTCTTTGATCCAGCGGCAATTTACAATCAGATCGGGGATTATCTTCTCCAAAACTGCAGCGAGGTCCTTCATTTCTCCGCGACGAGACCATGCTGCTGCAAGATAGATGTTCACTTTGATAATCCTTTCTGTTTCCTCAGTTGTTGAATAGCGTCAACTGCTACTTTAGTTTCTTCAACTGTAAAGTTATCCGAACGAAGGGTGTTGCAAACCGTACAGCATGGCAAAACATTTCTCAAAGTATAACCTTCGGCATTGTTCTTCCGATCAAGACCTCGGCCCTTCTCCGGTAAAACACCGCCGCAATAATAGCAAGGAAGAGCGTTCAAACGACGGTACTGCTCAAGAGTCAACTGCCACTGATGACCAGATTGCTTTGCCGCCGACTTTGAAAGATTAAATCGCGCACGAGCTGGGTCTCTCCGAAAAAATGCGTTCCAATTTTTCAAAACTCTTTTTCGCCCAGCAGCGCCCTGACCAGCGTATCGCTCGGATTGTTTGTCAGACGCACACTTTTTACAAATTCGTCTCGGCTTCCCACGATCAAGACTAAAGCTTCGCAGAGATTTCCTCTTCTTGCATTCCCGACAGCGACGCAAACGATTCATTTCTTAACCTGCTCATTCAACTGCGATAGCACCGAAATAAAAGTTCCTTTTTTCGGGCGATCATCAACTAGATTTCCCGTTGCCTGCGCGTCAAGAAGAATTGCTGTACACGCCCGCAAATGCCCGAGATGATGGACTCCGCTGTCCTGAGCTTCTTCTTCCCCTTCAAACCATGAGTACAAATGACGAAGCGCAGCGTCAACGTAGATTGAAGCAAGTACGCTGTGATCCCTCCAATTGAACGCTCCGTAACGACTCGCGCCATTCATCATGGCTTTTGCTTCATGAAGTAACGCTACACCCGGTATCTTTGTGAGAGATACCTTAGCTTGCCCAATACGATCCTTCGGATTATTGCTCTCCGGCACTTGAGTTCTGATCTGTGCTGCCAAGGCCCGGAGGTCAGCACCGTCCGCATCAGCCGCAACGTTACGTAGCTTCTCAATAATATCAGAATATGGGTTCAGCGCTCCCTCAGACATTAAGCCCTCCACTTATCTGCATAAATTGTGACAATCGCTCGCTTACCGTTCGGGTAGGTTACTATGTGACTGTGTGTCCAGTTCGACGGCCCTCGATTGTAGTCCCAGCGAAACTTTGTCGACGTTCCGGCCACATACAGGCCGTCGTAGATTCCAGCGTAGTGAGTGTGCGCGGTATTCGACCGGCGTCCCATCTTCGACAAATTCTCAGGCGAACCATAACGTCCGTTCGGCCCGAGGTGCCCGTGCATACCACATTCGATCTTGTCACCGCAAATAAAGAAGCTCTGATCGGCGATGAGAAACTGAATATCAGACTTGAGCCCGCCGAAATGTTGCAAGGCCCACGCCGCCATGTTGATATCGCGAGGCAGCTTTCCAGAATTTTTTCCTTCACGAAGCTGCCGGTACATGTACCGCTGCGCCTCAAGATATAACTCCGCGTTCGCTGGGTCCTTCCTGAAATCATGATCACGAAGCCAGCGCTGAATCCACGGGTCGTCATGGTTCGAATCGACGGCTACGGCTTTCGTATTCGGACGGGCGTAACGGTCGAGCACCGCTGCCGTGCGCTTCAGTTCTTCCTCGACACGATGGAGACCTCGAAGCCAGTTATAGAATTTGAAGTGCGGATTGTCTTTGACGTGGTGATTGATCGAGGAGCCCTCAAGAACGTCGTGGAAGAACTGATACTTTGGCTTGAGAGTGTCCAACATACTGAGCGACGCGTCCACAACCTTCTCATCGATAATCGTCGCGTGAATGTCGCCCCACGTGATGGCTTCGACTCGATTGCCGGTCGTAACGACGCCGTCGTGAACAAGTACGTCCAAATCCTGAATGTCGGCGGTGTCCGTGTCAGCGTTCAACTGCCGCACCCACCAGTGACCCTCGTGATCGACTTCGACTAGGAGACCGCCGTACACGTGGTGAAACTCTGCAATGGTTCCGGCGCGTTTCTGAATATAGTTCTTCTCGGTCACAGTGCCTGTGGTGTAGTTCAGCTTCGTTCCGGCGTCTTGCATCGTAGCGATAGACCGCATCGCCAGCTTGGCATGCGGAAAGATGGCTGACTGGCGTCCGCTGTACGATTCGAGACCGGCGAGGGGGTTGACTGCTGTGGGCAGCGCGTTATACTCCCCACACCATACGAGACCGTTCGCCAGTTGTTTGCGGTGATCACAAAAATAATCCTTTAACTTCGGGTCGTACCAGAGTTCTTTTTCTTGCTTTTTCGCTTTACCGCGCTTGACGGCGAGCTCGCCGAACGCGTTTTGGTTGTAGGAGTAAGTGCCGACGAGAATCTCGGCATCATAAAACTTTGCAAGCGCGAGAATGTTATCCCAGACTTTATCATAGACGTAAGTATTGTTTTGTGCAGAGGTGAGAATATATCGCTTGATCTGTCCGTTCTTTGGGAGCTTGGCAGGTTTAGCTTCGACCCCAGTGATCGAACCCGCTGCGATTGGCTTCTTGCCCTGACCGAGTTTGCGAACGTTTCTCAACACTGTCCACCGACCTATCCCTAGTTCTTTCGCCGTCGCACGCACGTTTCCGGCGTTCTTCTCATAGGTAGCGAGAATCACTTCAGGAGTGACTCGCTCCTCATTCGTTCGAGCGCTCATAGGAGCCCCCATCACAGGTTGACGTGAAAAATCTTTTCCACGACTACGGTCCCTACCGTTCCTGCGATGACTCCCCACTTGAATCCTTTGCGCCACTTATTTTTCATTTCTTCATTCAACAACTTCACGTCGGCAGCGTGATACTTCTTCTCATCAGCGAGAGCGAGATTCGCCGAAACTATCGCGTCAGTCTGCTTCACAAGCACCGAATTCTCATCGTTCAGTTGCGTCTGCAAACTTTGAACGTCCGCAGTGAGTTTGTTCTTGTCGTCAACGACATCCGCAACATCGTGCGCTGCTGGCAAACTGAATACAACAGTGCCCGGAGTTGGGGACCACGTTACGTCACCGGGATTAACATTGAGCAAAGACTGCAATCGCGCAGCAAGTTGTTGCCCGCCGAGGACATCGTCGGCTTGTTTCTGTTTCTGGGTATCGATAGCGCGCTGAGCGTCAGCGGCTTTCAGGCTGGCTATCTGGGCGTCGACCGTCTTCTTTAGATCGACCAGCTGTTCTTGGGTTTGAACGTTTTGAAGGCTGGACGCCTGCGCCGTCATAGCGGCGACATCGTCCTGACGTTTGAGGTGATCGACGTACGCTCGGCGCGCTGAGTCGTAAACATGGAGACCGAAAAGAACTAAAACAGCAATGATAACTAACTTCTCATGGGCCTTAACCCATTTGATGTAGCTGTCAAGACTTGGCAATATCATGCTTCCTCGTCTTTCGGAATGCTTCCGAATGCTTAGGACACAATTTTCGTCCCTCTGGTAACTGTAGACAATCTGGGCATTTTACCTTAAAGTCTTCGCCCGGGTAAGGCAGACCGCCTGTGGGAAGTAGTGCTTTTAAGGTTTCTTCCATCCCTCTCCGTCCTAATAGATGCCGGAGTTACAACGCGAATTTTCTTTCGCAGCCAAGCTCGGTGGGTTTTAGTCCCCAACCTACCGGGGTAAGTAAAAATTTCTCGGCCCAGAGCCAGAACTGCCGGGAAGTGCTCCAGAAAGTCAGCGGCGGCGCGCAACAACGCTATCGTATTTTCACGCCAAAATCGAGGGTCTTCGATCTTTCCAAGAATTCGATTGCAACGTTGACACAGCAATCCGCGAATTATGCCGGTGATGTGAGAATGGTCTGTACTGAGGCGTTTGCCAGATTTGTTAGGCCGATGACAGATTGCGCAGACATGGTTCTGGAAGGCGTCAATAAGGTCCCACTCAGTAACCGTGAGATTATAAAGTTTCAGATGCGATGCGCGACGATCCATCAGTTTACCCCATGAATTTTTAGGCCCAAATCGTTTGGCAATCACGCACCAAGGGTTGATCAGACCCTAGTCCTTTGGCCCGCTACGCGCCCCACCGCGCTCGGACTTACGTGGGTGCTGTTCGCGTAGCAAGTGCATGACTGCCAAAAATAAGGCGAAGGCAGGGTTCTAACCTGCATCCAACGTTGCGCCATTCCGCCACGTAAGCGGGGTACCTCTAGCAACGTCTGAGGGACTTTTAACCCCAGTTAAGGTTTCATCGCCGGTTCTGCGCGGCCCTTCGCTTTGATCCACGGTGTCGGGAGCAGCTGATTGTTTTCGCTGGTTGCCGACTTACCGCTCTCCGCCGTGGCCGCGTCTTGGTTTTCTCGGATTAAACGGTCGACCTATTAGGTCGCGGCGACCCCGAGACCGGATTCTGTATCAGAATCCGAAAAGTTTGTCAAGCTTTTTTATTCTGTTCTGCCATTTTCTTTATGGCGGCGACGTAACGCTCCGCCATGCCTTTCGATCCGAATGTTGCGACATAGTTCTTCATTTGTGCGTGCCAGTTCTCGCCGTCCTGCCAAATTTCAAACAGTGGACGTGTCATTTCTTTTCTCCTTCAAAAGCTTTGCGCGCACACTTCTCGCACGCGTCGAAATATTTTCCGTGCGGCTTCGTGACATCCACAGGGCGGAGGTAGCCCGCGTCACGCTTACCGCAGAAGTGGCAGACGTGGTCGCTGTAGCCCGGCTTGATACTGTCTTCACTCATGACTCACCAACTTTCGAAGGACTTCTCGCACTTCGGCGGCATAGAAAATGTATCCCTGACGATGCCCGCACTTCGCGCAGTAGTCCAGTTTACCTCGAAGTGCGAGCTGTCCGATTGCTTCAACGGCCTGCTCAATTTGATAATCGACAGGCTTACAAGTCGGGATTGTGATGTCGACCGACTTTGCTTTGAGATGTTTCATACCGCAGCCTCCGGGTCAGCGTGGGGGTCCTGCAACGCTTGCTTGTATCGCCCACCTCCAGTGATCAAGTCTCGCGTTGCGGCGGTCTCAAATGAGACGTGCAGGTCTCGTTCGATAGCCTCATCGTACAGATTTCGAGCGCCGACTATCGTTGTTTCAATTTCGTTGAATACGAAAGAGAAACCTTTGCTCGTTAAAGGTCGTACCGTGACGCCACGAAATCCTTCTGTCAGATGCAAATCAAAAATCATACTGCCTCCTTGGGTCCGATCCGCTGTCGTGCTTGCTGAAGACATCGGGCCGGGGTTTATTTGGTTTCAATTCGCCTTGCGAGTTCCAGTGATACCTAGTGAGCGGCCAGATGAGGCCGCCGCAGAAACAACGACGCCAGAAGAAAAATATTCGGCGCTCGGGTTTATACCACGACTTCATTTCGGTCTCCGTAAATTTAACTGCTTACCGCATCGCAAACATAGATCAACAATCCACCCTGACCTCGGAGCTGCAGGCCACGGGACTTGTTTCGTGATATGCTCACGGCCAACGACACCCTTGCACCATCGGACGGTGTGCTTCTTGCGATTCAGATGATGTTTTCGCTCCGGCCACTCAGGCAACGGCTCACTTCGTCGCATCGTTTACCTTCCTCCCGCAGCGCGCACAATACATCTGCGGCTTCCCATCGTACTTACCTTCGACCGGCTTGCATTCCTGCCCGCGCATATCCGCCGCTGTGCATTTCATTTGAATAACTCCAGACCAAAGGAGTCCGCGTCCTTGAAGTCGTCGGCGTGGAATCCCTCGACCCACGGGTTGCGGATCGGAATCTTTTTGGTCTCGCGCCGGTACACGTGATAGATCGGTTCCTTCGGCGGAAACAGTTTTGACAAAAGCCAAGCTATCATTTTACCTCCTCGATTCTCCAGCATTGCTCAATCCGAGTATTAAGGCCGGGAGCGCGGTTATCGTGAACCACCCCATCAATCAAGGCAAAAGCATGACCACAAGTATGGCAGACATAGCGACCGACTGGCAAACGCCGCAACAGAGTGCTGAGCGTAATGGGTTTAAGCGGCCAATGATTAACCAGATCAATTTCTGAAAACTTGATTGCGCCCAATTCAGCGAGAACTTTGAGGCCCTTATCTGTATGCCAACCTTTTCTTGGGGGCCGTCCGGATGCTGTCATAATGTCATGCGCTGTTGAATAGGGCAACCCCGTGGCACTCACTAACGCACGAACGCTGCAATCGTTGGACTCGTCCGGATGTCCGCCTTTCGCTCGCAACTTCCGCGAGCTGATGTACTGAAATGGCGCTCGCCTATTCATGCTTCACCTTCGCGAGATCGCGCTTAATAGCGTCGATCACGAGCTGTTTGTCCTTCAGTGAGTGGAGCGAGTTAGTGTGGACGAGCCCAGCGAACCTGCCGTTGTAGTTCACATGCGCGTGATTCATCGTGTTCGGCGGCGGGCAGCCAGGCATCCGGACTACAGTCACGATGGAGCCGGGTACGAGCTCGGTGCGACCGTCTATGCGGTCGAGCATGTTCGGGTAGAAGATGTACTTCGATCCAGCGCGAACTTTCATTGTGCCTCCGGCGCGAACCCTGCGATGCAATTGTTAGCAGAGTAGGTCCGCGACTCTGACGTTGGGATATGGAAGACCCGCCCGGGTTGCTCCTGCGGGTACGGCGAGGTGACCGCCTCGATCTTCCAGTAATTTTTGGTCTTACCGACAACCCGGCCAACAAACTCGAATTGGCGGTGAGAGTTAGTGAATCGTACCGTGACTAGATCGCCTATCGTGAAGTCGATCATTGTGCCTCCAAGTAGGCCTTGATCGCCTTATAAGTGTGGTTGATGCCGAGGGCCTTGCACGTCGCCCGGAAGGCCGGAGAGTCTTTGCTAAACGAGCCCCGCTCGATAGCGGCGGTCATGCGCGCAAACACGAATTCCAGCTCGCTGACCGGGTAAGCGTACTCTTCCGGGTGGGTCAGGATGGCGTTGCGCAACTGCTCGTGATAGGTTGCGAGAAACGTTTCGCGGTTTGTCATTAGCTTATCACCAGATTGTAGACGATCGAGCCGTCCGTGAGGGTCTCCTCAAACAGCTTGATCAGCACTGGCTCGCCGTCCGCATTCGTGATGTAGATCGCGTCTGCCTCGTCCTGAACAAATTGGTCGAGAACTTCTTGAAGATGCGCCTTCGTGTTGACTACGCGCTGAGCTATTATCCTTTGCATGGTTGCCTCCATGTCTAAATGCTACCAGAATGCCGAAACCGTGTCAACACCTATTTTTAGGCCGTACCCTTTTCGGGGACTAGCGTACCCTATTCGGGTACACCGTTCCATAGGCGCTAACGCGTGCCTGCACTGTAGGGCGCAAGGCCAGCGACTAGCAGCACCTTGTCTGTATATCCCGCGTCACAGGCCGGACACCCCATTCCCATGCCATTGTAGTGATGCAGACCTTCACGTAGGCCATACTGCCGAGTGTACCGCGCCAAAATCTCCGATCCTTTCCTCAGATTGAACGCTGGGTCCTCCAGCTGATGGCGGCCAATATGCCAGATCAGGCTGACCTGCATCAGCCCCACCGCGCCCTCGCTCGATACGACCCGTGGGCGGCAGGTCGATTCGACAATCACCACGCTAGCGACCAGTCGAACTGGTAGTCCGTATTCGTAGGCCGTGCGTGCGGTCAGGTCCGCGTAAGCGTCGCTGCAGCCATGTGACAGGTAAAGCATGCGTGCAACGCGAGCCTGCTGCTTGAGAAACTTTTCGATACGTTCGGACCGAATCCCCGACTTGATAGTGTCGGGTGTTTGTGCTCGCGCTAGCCTCGTGGTTGAGCGTGGGCCGGGCTCATAGGCGGCCTGTGAGATTACAAGACCGCCACCTAGTGTCGAGAGAAATAGAGCGATCAGAAGTGTTCTCATTTTGCCCCCATTATGCCGCCATTATTAGAAGTAGTTCTTCAGCACCATAGACGCCGCGTTTGCCGCAAGATTCGCATTCGTACTTTCGGGCGTCAGGCTCGCAGCCGTCGGCCTCCGCGCCGCAAACAATGCAGAAGCCGGGATTGTCCAAACTGGTCATCCGCCTTTCAACAGCTTCTACAACTTGGTCAATCGTGATGCTCGGATGAATTCTCATTTCACCTCCAGTTGGGGCTGACCGCTTTGAGTTAGTTCGTCGATCAACTTCAGAATTAATTTCTCGGCTTCGCGACACTCATCGTAGTCATCGCGGTGAGGCCCGTCGCCATACCAGATACCTTTCGAGATCGCGTGCTGTAACTTCTTGATTGCTTTCTCCGCGTCTTTCGGAACGAACAGCGAGCATCGGGTCACTGTGGTCGTCTTGACGCCCTTGCGCTCTTCTTGCTTCTTGACGGTGCCCTTGAGTGTAACCTTCCGCTCTGTCGCCCAGCCCATGTCGTTAGACGCGAAGTAGGCGAGGATGTTGCCGTCGTCCGTCTTGAATTTGCAGAAGTGAGAGATACCAAAATCCGATTCATATTTGTTGGTGTAGACCACGGTCGCGGTGAACACGATGCGCTCGCCTATCGTTCCGACATACTGAGATTTTGCATCGTCCTCGAAGCGCTTGCGGCGGTTGATCTCGCGCTCTTGCTCTTTCGCCCACGTTGCGATAGCCGAGGTGGCGAGACCAAAGTTGCGTGTGGTGAACGTTGCACCGCGCCCCAACAATGACAGGTTGTAGAGGTAATCGTTCGACTCGATGCGCGCATCGTTCTGGAGGCCTTGCAGCCACGCGTAAACATCAGCGGCCTGCTGCTTGTCGGCATCCGTGACGGTGTACGCTTTGAAGTTCTTCTTGCGTGCCTCAGGACCGCAGTTCACGAATTCGTCGATAGAACCAGAGGTGGACTGACCGCCGAATTCACGAGCCGTCTTGTTGCTGCGAAACCCGTACGTGCGAATCATCGCGGCAGCTATGGTCAAAAACTCCTCCGCCGCGAAGCGTTCGATGCGGTGACCGCTGCCCGCTCCGTCATAACCATCGTCTCCGGCCAGCTCGCCCAGCGTCGCCGCGTCGATCAGAATTTGCGCCATTGTGGCGTACGCTTCCGGCGACTGGTGGCCGAGGAAGTCGCGCAGGCAGTTCCGGCCTACCTGCTTCCACTGCCAGCGGTCCTGAGAGTCTCGTGACTCATAACGCAGCACGAAAGTGTCGTTGCGGCGTCGATCAGTGTGGCAGTGGTCGCAGTTGTTTACGGCGTCGCGGTACTTCGCGGGAATCGTGAATTCGGTGCCCGGAACAACGCGGAGGATGTTGCCGAGGACATTGCCGTCCTCGTCGACCATCGGTTGAATCGTGGCGGCGAAAGTCCAGCCAGCAATCTTCGGTGCTGCGCCATCGATCTCGACATCATGAATTCGGCGAATTCGCGGAAAGCCGTTCTTCATATATTCGACTTCTTTGTAGTCTAGCAACGTGAAAGTGATCTCGCCGACATTCAGCTTCGCGGCGCGCTTTTGCAACTTCTCGATCTGTGCAGTGAGTTTCGGCAAATTCTCTTCGGGAACTTTATAGATTGGCATCGTGTCCTCCATGCCTAGATGATACCTTGAAACCAGGCCGAGCTGTCAAGCCCTATCTCACTTCTTTCAGGTCCCGTAAGGGCCTTAGTTTCCAGTCGATTACACGCTTCTGTTGCCAGCGGATGTACTCATCGAGTTGCTTGACACGTGGCGCGAGCTGCTGTTCGGCAAACTTTTTGTTCAGTTCAGTGGCCGCGTCGAGAACTGTGCTGGAATATATTCCACGCGTGCTCATTCGCTCCTGTTTGCCTTCGAGATTTAGATACCAGATGTTGAGATAGGTGTCGTCGCTATTGACGTATTGCTCGCGATGTGAGAACAGGGAGACTTCGCGGTCCTGATAGCGACTGTGACGATTCTGCCAGGTCGCTGGTATGTATTCGCTAACCCATGCTTTCGGCTGCGTGGCCGGTTGGTTGAGTTCATCGATGCGCGCCTGAATAGCTGCGCGGCTCTCCCTCGCGCTGGCAATGAATCGCTTGATCAGAGTGCACGATTGTTCGTATGATAGGTGCTTCGAGCCGGGGCACTGGCCGACGAAGGTATTCCATTGCACTGAGTAGCCGTGCAATGCCAGCAGATCGTTCGGGAGTTTCTGAACGCGACCGCAGGCTTGGCAGGAGCCCGCTGCAACGGCCTTGTTGGCTTTGCTCATTAGTTCCTCCCTGCAAAATTGAACGCTCCGCGACGAAAGCGCAGAGGGTGGAGCGACGCGCCGGTGAAGTTGGGGTCTGAGACATCGCCAGCGATCTTCTTCTTGTCTGGGACGCCGTAGGCCTTAATTCCGTAGATCAGGCCGGTGTGTGAATCGAGCATGAAAGCGCCGGAGCCGCCGACATCCAGCCGGATGTACTTTGCGCCAATGTGATAGTGCTTGGCTTGCTGGGCGGAGTCGTAATTGAGATTCGGGGACGCTGCCAGACCGGGATAGTCGTGCTCGAATTCGGCCCGGCCAGCCTCATGCCAGTTGTGGAGAATTTCCTTGATGCGATCTTCGGTGTTGATGGCCTGCTTTTCGATCTGTTCGGGTGTCATTGTTGCCTCCATATCTAGATGCTACCTGAAAACGGTTAGGGCTGTCAAGTAATTTCGATACAAAACTTGACAGCCCGAGTCTTTCAGGCGTTACCCAGCACCGCCAGAACGTCACCGGCCACAACTTGGCGGCAACGGGCGTCTAGCGGCCCTTGGTAGTGGTTCAGGCCGCCCTGGGACCGTTCAGCGTACGCTGACGGCCAGTAACGGTTGCCAGAGATGCTGTGCAGGCCTGCGACGTTCTTATAGAAGAGCTCGCCCTTGAATTCGCCGTCCAGCACGATAGCTAGCGCGCCGTCTGGTAGATCGCGGAGCGTGAGATCGGCGGACACCGGGGAAACTTCGATTTTATAGGACATGGTTGCCTCCGGACCTGAGATTAGCAGAATTCGACCGGCTTGTCAACAGGAATTGACATATATGTTCGAATTTGTAGGCAAAGTCCGAAAGACCTCAAAATTCGGACATTATATGAAATCTCATAGGTTGGGTAACTTCTATCCCGAACGGGCGACGGCGGCGGTCGACACCTTATATAGTATACAGCATTAGAGTGTAACAGTGTAAGATGGTGGGCGGGCGTAGAAAGTGCGGTTTGACTGGCGGAGCGAAGCGCGAACGTCAAGGCTGAGAATAGTACTTCGTAGTGACATAGGAGTAACTGTGAGGACATTTGCGGCGGCATGACTGAGACATTTGCGGCGGCATAAAAGTATGGTGCCACAATGTCGGGTTCAGCAGAGAAATACTCTCTTCATGAAAGACTAAGGTTCTATTAAAATATTAAAGAAAAAGGTTAGGTGTAATGGCCTCAATTCCGAAATTCTCTGTCGAGGCTGACATTGTGGCGGCATACCGAGGTAAGTCCTTTAGAATCAGCGCGCCGATATAGTGTATGTAACCAACTATATACTTATATAATATAGACACCTCCCATTTTTACACGGTTATGATTTTTGGAATTCGCGTTGTAACTCCGGCATCTATTAGGAGGAGTGAAGGAGTAGTGTACTCTTCCGTGATATCTCGGCATAACAAGAGCGATCCGGCGCGCAAGCGGAAGGATCACAACATCGCTGTGGCCGGTGTCTCGAAGCCCCACGGGTAGACCGAGTAGCCACAATTTAAAATCCGCAGGCAGTTCTGAATTTCAGGAGAGTCAAATGGCGCAATTCGTTTATGAATGGACCGTCCGTGTCGAAACGGATTACAAAATTTCGGACGAAGCGCTCGCAGTGATTCACGATTTGAAAGAAGAATTTGGCGACGGCGTTGACGCGGTGCTGGATATCGAGGAAGAATTTAGCGATCACGAGGATTTTGTTTCGAGCTGGCCCGTTGAATATCATGTTGCCAGTGTTCCGGCCACATTGCCAGAACACAGCGGATCGATTTTGAAAGTAGTGACTCCGGAAGATGACGAATAATTTCGTTTCTTTCGGAAAATGTTTTTAGGAGAAACACAATGTCGAAGACTACACATAAGTCGCACGATCAGGGCGTTCGGGATTTTCCGGGCGCGCCGCAATCCGATCTTTTGGTGAATGGTTCACCAACGGAAGAGTTGTCGGCTGATTCTGATATCACGCGTGGCTGGGCGACGTACACAGATTTGAATCCGATGGACGCGGATGTGCTGAATCGGAGGTCTGGGGCAAGGCAGACTCACAGCGCGCACGAAGGTCCTGTGGGTCCTTCTGAAGCGATGCACACGGACAAGTCTGACGATTTCTGAAATTGAGGCCAGTCGATGGTCTTCATTCCGGGTTTAATTGGTGCCGCGCTAGCGCTGGGGTTATTTTCAGCGCTAGTGTTTGTGTCATGCCGCATCGAGCGCTATCTCACATATCGGCGTCACGTGCGCATGTTTAAAGCGGTGCTCGAAGATGAACTTCGGCGTCGCGCATTCTGGGCCTGAATAAATTTTGAGGAGATTTTCCAATGTCACTTAACGCACCGGCCTCTTTTACAATCAGCGGCGATGCCGCGATCACTATTACAGTGACGTGGTTGACGAATCCGGCTGGTAGCACGATTTCAAACGCGAGCTTTACGCACGGAACGCAGAGTGCGACCACGTATGGCATGCTTGATGTGTTGGATAATCCGACGCGTTTGCTAGCGGATATCCAAGCTGTGATGACCGGCACTATGGCTGGTAATCAGTTGATGGCTGAGCGAATTTTGAATCAGTTGCAACTGATTGTTAATTTTTATCAGTTGCAAGCGGTCAATAGCGCGACCTATCGATTCAATCTTGCGATTGCGTAAGCAATGAGAAAGTTTGTGATAGGTTTGTTGCTGCTATGGGCTGTGCTAGCCTTCTTGATTGTGATTGGCCAAGCCGCTGCACCAACGCAATTGTTTGTTGATGGCTCAACGAGTTGGGAGCGCGCACGCATTGAGCGACTTGAACATCAGTTGAACTTCACGAAAGAACCGATGCCTGACACGTGGGGCGTTCACATCATTCCTGTTGAGCAATTTGAAATTGCAAAGCGGCGATACCATCTCGACACGGACTCAGCTTTCACATTCATGCCGCAAAACCAAACGTATCTCAACGAATTTTATTTGACGTACGCGGATGATCGTCGTGTTCGCCACACGTTGGCGCATGAGGCCGGTCACATGATTTGTAATTGCACGAGTGAAGAGAAAGCCGAGGCGATTGCTTATCAATTGGAACGATGATGGTGAAGATTCAAACGCTCGAAGAGATTAGATCGGCGCGTGATCACAACGTTGAGATGCCACCGCACGATAGGTATGGTGAGCGCGTTCCGATTGGTGGATCAATGTGTGCGAATTGCAAATACTTGATCGACCGCGACAATAAGATTTGTCGAAACAAAAGTTTCATTGCATGGGAAGGACCAGACAAACCAGCAGGCAGCAACAAAATTCCCGGTGAGATCAATTCGTATTGTTCAATTTGGTGGGAGAATGGAACGAAATGAAATGCAACCATAAGCTTTTGTTCTTTCCCGTCGGCCACAAATTGAATCCGTATTACACTGACAATTATTTGTGCCTCAAATGTCATCGTGAGTTTCGAAAGGTCTAGCCCGCGACGGACCGTGACGATTTCACTATGATTTCTCATAGAAATATATGAAAAATCATAAATGCCGGCAAACAAAGCACTTATCGCGAGTACAATCAATAGCCTGTTCGTTGTACTGACTGAATCCAAAGAGTTTACCGTCGTCGATCCGCACGGTCGCAGCACGGTCGGCCTGCATCTTTCCTGCAAACCGTTGCAGCTGTTGCGTTTGTCGACGCAGCCCTCGCATATCCCGCTGCCCCCACGCAAGTCGGCAGCCATATCGGAAAGTTTTAAGTGCTTTAGAATAAGCCGCTCGATGTAAGCTATAGATAAGGCGCGGCTTTAAAAGCATTCTTTTCAATAGATTATGACGGGGCGGGGGGTCCCCCATGAGCCGCCGCCGCAGGGCAGAGCTAGACCAAAATTTTTGAGGAGCATCTTTTCCGAAGAAGGAATCTCATGATCTCGAATTTAATTAAGCTCGTAATTGAGCGCCGCTTGTTTGTGGTTCTTCGGGAATTGATGGCGCGATCTGGCCGGGAACCGTGGAGTATCGAGATTAAGAGTGCGGGCGTAAACGTCGTTCCTCTTATTTGGGTCAACGGGGCCAACGAATTAAATCCTCATTCCGATTTTTTCACTCAACTTTTCTACGCTTGGCCTAGCAATCCAGTTCTCGACATTGTAGTGACTTCGAAAGAAGGAATTTCGATTTCTAAAACAGCGGTCTTCGATTTCGGCAAGAGCGACGCGGTCACATCCACTTATGATTTTTTGCAAGAAGTCGAAGCGGAAATGAGCGCAGCGATTAAAGGCGCTCACGACACCGCAGCCGTTTTGGGAAATACAATACAAAAGGCCGAGCAGGCCAAAAACGAGGTCCAGGCACTCATTCAATTTTTTAAGGCAAATCAATGAGAATCTTAAACAAATGTATTCTTGGAGTTTTTCTAGCGTGTGCTCTGCTGTTGACGAGTTTTTCTTTGTCGACTTCTGCTCAGGATATTAGCAACTCGTATCAATTTACCTCGCCGGGAACGCAAGGTCCCGGCCGTGATTTTACGAACACCGGAATTTCTTTTTTCTGGGTTCAATGGGAATCTCCGACCGCCACGTCCTGCACCTTTCAGGTTGACTCTTCTAACGACAATGTGTCGTGGGGGAGTGGCGATGTTGTTGCTCCTCAGTCGTGCCTTAATACCGGGTCGGCTTCCGGCTCTTTCACAAAAAAGTTTATCAGAGTGAATGTCACCGCGCTCGTTCAAGGAGGCGTCAATATTCAGCTGAGAGGTTATGTCAGTTCCGCAACTGGAGGCGGACCAAGCTCCGGTATCCCTTACGGCACTGGCGGGGGCACGGCGCAGGCGCAGACGGTTACCACGACACCGAATATCACCGCGCTGACCACTGGCACTTACGTTACTTGGCTGCCCACAGCGGCAAATACGGCGGCGGCTCCCACGCTTGCGGCAGGGACGACCGCAGCAACCGCGATCACTAAATGCGGCACGGTCGCTCTGGTTGCTGGCGATCTGCTCTCAACTGTTTGGGCTGTGGCGCAGTATGACGGCACCGAATGGGTCTTGCAGAATCCGGTGCAGTTTGGCTGCTCCGAAGGCGGATTGCCGACAAGTGCAGGAACCGCGAACGCGCAAACGCTGACCGTCTCCCCGGCGATCACGGCTTATATCACTGGGGCTGTGTTCAACTTCACGCCAGGGGTTGCGAATACCGGGGCGACGAACATCGCGATTAGTGGGCTAGGCACGAAGAACATCACGAAATGCGGCACGACGGCGCTCGTCGCTAACGACCTGACCACGACCGCCATCGCGATCATTCTCTACGACGGCACCGAATTTCAGTTGCTCAATCCGCAGGCGACTGCGTGTGGAACCGTAGCCGTACCGTCGCCTATAGGTGGCGCTATTAGTCGCGTGAATCAAGGTTGCTTCGGCAATCTCAATGTTTCAGGCGGTGTCGTTACCCAATCTCTTGGTTGGACTACCGCGAGCGGTGATTTCCTTGTGTTACAAGTTGCGGGCCTGTCCATAACTATTACGAGTGCGACTGCGAGCGGTGCAACCATGACGCAGGACGCAACGGTCACTGATGGGAGTGCCAACACCACAGCGTTAATGCGCTTAGCCAACACTGGAAGCGTGTCGTCCGTGACCGTTAATTTTACAGGCTCGAATGGTTCTATCGTCGGTTTGTGTGCAGCGGAATATCGCGGAGTATCCCCTACAGCTACCCCGGTCAATACAGCCGTGGTCGGTTCGAGCGGGGCTGTGAACACGAACACGTGGACGAATGGTGCATACACCGCCGCCTACGGGAATCTGGTTCTTTCGGGGGCGGGAGAAAAACTTGGTGGTGGAGTGTGGGGTGCTGGAAGTGGCTGGACGATGGTAGCTAATTTTTCGGCCATGGCAAACTCGTCCCTCATGATGGAGGAGCAACTTAACGTCAGCGCCGGGTCGTTCACTGGAACGGGAACATGGTCGCTTGGTGTAAATGGAGCACATTACACCTATTACACCGTTTCATACCAAGCCGCCCTACCTCCACAAACGGTTTATGTAACCGGCAACTATACGAACGCAACGACTTCATTCACTCCTGTGACAGGCGTTTCCTTTGCCGTAAACGCAACGACAAATTATAAGGTTACTTGCGATCTGGATTACCAAACCAGTGCGACCACGGCAGACATAAAGATCGAGTGGACAGGCCCAGCCTCACCGACAGCGGTGACTTATGACTTCAAAGCGGACCTGACAGCTACTACCAGCGCAACCGATTCGGTCGCAACTGCCTTCGCTACGTCTTTAGCCGGAACCGGAACTCCAACGATCGCCGCCAATTTGCCTTTACGAACTTCATTGACGCTTATCAACGGAGCGAATGCCGGGACGCTGCAATTACAGGCAGCGGCCACGGGAACAGGGACGATCACCATTATTCCCGGTTCCTGCACGGAGCTAACCCAGTGAGAACGATTGTGCGAGTGCTTTCGCTGTCTTTGCTGGTTGTAATCCCAATCTCGACGCACGCAACCACTTGGTATGTTCGCAACGACGGAGGTTCTCGCTACAACGCCGCGAACTCACCTGCCGGACGATGCGATGGTCAACACGACGCCGCCGATCCTGGTAGCGGGACGAACCAACCGTGCGCCTTTGGCGATGTGCGTTATTTGTGGGCGGATGGGAGCGACGCTGGCAGTTGGGCTATTTCGGGCGGAGATACCGTCATCATTCGTGGCGGCCCTTGGAGAACAGGGGCCACCAACGGAACTCTCACTGGGAAGTTCAACAACTGGGGATGTGGCGGTGGCGTGCCCTATCTATGCTATTCCCCAAGCCCTCCAGCCGGAACCTCTGGTCAGCATACGCGCTTTCTCGGGGAGAATTACGCCAACTGCACAAATAGTTCGGCCGAGACACAACTCTACGGTGGCTTCGGCCAAAATTATGTTTGGAGTCTTTCAAACACTGCTTTTGTGGACATGGAGTGCATCGAGATAACCGATCACTCAAATTGCGTCCTCACTGGTTCGCCTGCGTTCCCTTCGGGTTGCCAAAACTTTATCCCCTATGACGACTACGCTGTTAAAGGCATCCTATTGGGCCAAGGCTGTTGCATAGTTATCATTCCACACGACATCTTGCTTCAGGACATGAACATTCACGGCCTGGTCGAAACCGGTATTGGAGGATTCGTTGGACCGAATATCACTCTGAATCGTGTTCGAATCGCGTTCAACGGTTTTGCCGGTTGGGACTTTGACAATGGCGACAACCATCTGAACGACACCAGCGCCAGTGTAGACAACGAGTACGTCACAATGGAGTGGAATGGTTGCAACGAAGAATATCCCATTGTAGACACCTATCCCGCAGTGTCTTGCTACAGCCAGAGTACGGGTGGATTCGGGGATTCGTGGAGCGGTCAGGATGCCGCTCTTTCTTCGTTCATCTGCAATTACTGCATCGTGCGCTACAACACCAAAGATGGCTATCTTGGGCCTCATACCTACGTTGCCTCTCACACGATTAGAAATTCGATTTGGTACGGAAATGGAGGGGTGGCAATCAAACTTTCATCGCAACCTTCTGGCTCTGTGCTGATGCAGAACAACCTGATAATGTCCAACTGCTATCGGCTAGCCGTTGCGTTCACTGGAGCGCCAGCAAACTACAACCAGTATTTCGCTGACCCGTGCCGAGCAGACGGAGCCGCCATGCAGTTTTACTGGCCAGTCGCCGGCTCCATAGAGATGGACAATAACTCCTTCGTGATGGCTAGTACAAAAACTGGAGGGGACTTTTCCTGTGGCAATCAAATAGCGACGGTTGCCATTAATAACGGGGGCACCGGCTACCAAGTCAACGATGTGGTCTATCTGTTCACCAATGCCGCGTTGGGAGACACGTTCACGGTGACTTCGGTGAGCGGCGGCGTTGTTACAGGTTTGTCGCTGACAACTGGAGGCAATTACTTTTTCACTAGCGGTACAACCAATCAGACCACCAGTGGAGGGCACGGTACTGGGCTAACGGTGAACATTACCCAAGCTGGGAACACCTGCAACGGCGGTCCGCGCATCATGCGGAACAACATTTTCTTGGGCTATACCGACCCCAACAATCCAGTCGTGGCAGGCCAGCAAATAGGAGTCTTTTGCTATACGTCGTGCAATCTAAGCTTTGGCGTGACTCACGATTCCTATTGGACCACACGCACTAATAATGTTTATTATGGATTCACGGCCGCATCATGTTCCCCGCAATCGAACGAGGGCGTTGCCTGTGGTGCGGGGGATTTTGCTGGTGAGACTGTAAGTGACCCTCTGTTCACAAACGAGCCGTTGCAGAGTTTTTTACAAGAATCGTTACTGGATAATTTCAACTTCAACATAACTTCTAGCAGTCCCGCCAAATATGCAGGCGTTGCCATCGGCGGACTAACGAACGACTACAACGGACTGCCGTACCACAGCCCTCCCAGCGACGGAGCTTTAGAGTTTGTAACAGGCGGCGGCAACGGTCTGGTTCCCGGCCGCCAGCCGAGACTGTGATGAAACGCGCTCTCTTTATCGGGCTGCTTCTGTTTTTTCCGTGGCGTGTGTTCGCGCAAGCCACCACAGGCTATACCAAGATTGCATCCACCAACGGTCTTTCGCAGATCGACACGGCGGTAACGGACGGCGCGGTCTACGAATATCAGATTACCTCGTTTTGCGCGCAGCCAGTAGCGCCAGCCACCGCTGGACCGTGCGGGTTAAATACGTCGGGTCAACCGATCATTGGAGAATCCGCGCCCCTCGTGAGTAATCCCGCAGACATCCCAAATGACGGGAAGATACACACAGTCACGCTTAGTTGGATAGCTTCGCTTACGCCGGGTGCAATCTATAACGTGTACCGCATCGAGGCCGCCGGACCCACGCCTCCCGGCGCTTCCGCTACCGAGCCTGTGGCGACAGTAAATTGATTCAGAAGTGACGACCGTGTCGACACCTTATCCGATACGTGCTTCGGGGAGTTCGCTATGGGTTTTCTAAAAAATATGTTTAGCGAGACGGACGGCTCGATCTCTTCCGCTCGGATTTTGACGTACATCCACGCTGGCGCAGTGATATCGTTAATGATGCATTCGTATTGGCCGACTCATACGATGCCCGACGTAACTGTGATGGGCGGGGCGTCGACATTTATTCTCGGTCCGTACGGAGTGAATAAATTCTCAACGATGTTTGGGAAAAATCCCGGCGCTTAATGACTCCTCCGCAGCCCATCGCGCCCAAGTGTCCGCATTGCGGGCGCACAGATTTCCCGCACTGGTCGGCTTGCAAGCGTCACGTGAAGTATTGCGCCGCTGGCGCGCACCCGAGGCGGCCTAATGAAAAACAACGAACTTCGGGGCTTGTGTGACGAGATTTGCAAGAAAGCATTTCACTGGACTCCGCCAAGACGCATTCGCCTTCGCTTTAAGCGCATGAAGAAAGACCTTGGCTGGGTCCGCCCGTACGGCAACAGGTATGGCTCCGAAGGCGCGACAATGCGCATGCACAATGGCATGATATTTTCGCGCACTCTAACCGGCGCGTGTTTGATTCACGAGATCGCACATTTGGTTTCCGGATCGCATGGTCACGGCGACAAATTTTACAAGTGCTTTTTCAAAGCAGCACAAACGAAATACGGACGACAATTTTTCTGAAGTTAGGAGGCAGCATGTCAGCAGTCGCATCTGACGCAGTCGAGAGTCTTATCGCTGGATTTCGATCCTCAAGTCCCGTCTCTAAAGTCGCTGAAGCCGTCGTAATCGGAGCCACCGTTCATCCGATGCTGATCGCGTCTAAGAATTTCGTCGACGCTGAAGCGGCGCTCAATACGGCGAAAGATCGCATCGCTCAAATCGAAGAAGATTGGAACGCGGCGAAAGTAGAGTTGACCACACGGACGCAAGCTTTCGACGAGAAGAAAGCGGCGCTCGCGGAGCTCGTCAAATGATCAAAGACAGCCGCATCGCGGAATATCCTGACCGCGCAATAACGCTCAACAAATTTCTGGGGTCGAAGGTAGAGCTCTTGATCGACGGCGCTTTTTGTCCAGCGCATCGACTCCACGTTGTCTTTCCTACCGAAGCAGATTTGAGGGAAGCAATCATTAAACTGGTTCGGGTCTCGATCTCGAATCGCGAAGACGCCCTGAATTTTATGCTTGGCGTTCTGGACGAATACAAAGAAACAATTGGGTGATCATGTTCCCCTACATCATGGCCTCGATTGGGGCGCTGGGATTCTTTATTTCCGGCTTCGTAGTTCGTCAGTTCAATGTGTTCAAGTTTTTACCGTTGACGGCAGATGCGCAAGCTCTTCGGAAAATGGTCATCATTCATCTCGATGAGATGGTCAACAAGAGCGAGATCATGATCCGGCACGACGCCCGAGTTTTTCGGGACATGATTCATTACGACGCGAGTACGCTACGGGCTAAGTTAGCGGGGAAGTGAGCGATGTCAGGCATCGTTCAGATTCCCGGCAACGCCGATCCAATTCTGGTAATTTCCTCGACGGGCGTCGGTGCAAGTGCAACAACATTCGCGCACGACTCGGCAGGAGAGAACAATTACCCCGGTCAGTTGTATCCGGCGGTCTTCGAGCTCGCGATCACAGATATTGTTGGCGTCTTTACCGGCCTAGCGATCAATCTAGAGTGGTCTCCGATCACTTTCTCCGGCACGCCGCAGTTTCAAACTGTCGGGACGTGGACCCCGTTAACGAGTCCGGTCACCTACTTCCCGTGCTCGGCAACCGGCCAATACCGGCTGAACTGCACGTCGTTCGTTGGCGGAACCTCCTTTAACGTCTACGCTTCTATCGCCTCCTCGATGCCGCAGGGCTCAGGTGGCAGTGGCGGTGGTGGTAGCGTTACGCAGGGAACTGTTCCGTGGGTCGTCAGCTTTCAAGCGCCCCAGCACGTCATCGTTGATAGCGGTGGCGGCGGTGGAGTTCAGTACGCAGACAACGCGGCCTCCGGGGCAACCCCCACGGGCACGCTCGCCAGCGGCTGGGACAGCGTCAACTCAAAAATTCGTGCGCTTAAGGTTGATCCTTCTCAGAATCTTTTGGTGGACGTATCGAATGCTTCGATAGCGGTCACCGGCACATTCTTTCAGGCAACGCAACCGGTTAGTATTGCAGCAAACGTCGGTGTTACGCAGCAGACTTCGCCGTGGGTTATTAGTTTCACGGCTCCGCAGCACGTCATAGTTGATTCTGGTTCGCTTACAGCGAATCAGGGCACCGCAGCCGCAGTTACTGCAGGATGGCCAGTCATTGGCGGTCAACTTGCCGAAACGACCGCGTCATGGACTTCCGCGACCACGGTAAATACCGCGTTGGCTTTGACGGTCATCGGTTATAACACTGTAGCGGTTAGCCTGAACCAAGGCACGACGATCACGGGCGGCGTAGTCACTTTTGAAGTTAGTGACACGGTCGCAGGCACTAACTGGTATCCGATTCAGGGCGCTCAAGAACAATCTTTTGTTAGTGGTTCGACGTACACGCTACAGCAGAGCGTTAATCAAGGCTATAGTTTTGATGTCTCAGGCTGGGTTCAATTTCGTGTCCGTTTGAGTACGGTTATTTCAGGCACTGGCACAGTTGCAGTGGGCGTCATCGCCCAAGCTGCCGCGTGCGAATCCACAGTCACGATTGGTGGCACGGTTACAGTTGGGAACGCGACCTTAGCAGTTACGCAGAGTACTTCACCTTGGGTTGTGTCTTTAACGTCGACGACGATCACCGGCACGGTAGCGGTCACACAGTCGACGAGCCCGTGGGTTGACAACCTGACTCAGGTTGCGTCCACAGTTCTCGGAACTCCGCAGTCATTCGGCACAGCGCCGACCGGCGTTGTCATCGGCACCAGTTCAGATATTTACGTTGCCGGAACTCGGGCGCGCAGTAATCAGACGACGACAGCCGCTGGCGTTCAGGATGTGAACGTCGTCGGTGTCCTCGGCGTCACGAGTTCTGTCACGAACGGACTTTTTGCATCGATCACTGACGGCACGACGAAAGCTGGAGTGATTGTCGGAACGACCGCACTGAAAACGGATTTGTCGTCGGTCGCAGGCACAGCTACAGTTACCGCAGCGGCGGGCGTTCAGAAAGTCGGTATCACCGGCAACGCGAACGCGACCTTAGATCAGGCGAACGGTTCCGCAGTCCCCACCAACGGGTTAATGGTTGGTGGAGGTTCTGTTGCGGGCGGCACAAACTTTACTGTCCTGACCGTTAAAGCGGCGTCCACAGCGGCAGCGGCCACAGATACCGCGCTCGTAGTGATGCCCCTAGTCGGCAGTCACGTGATGAACACGGCGGCTGCAGGTACACAACTTGTCGGCATAGTCGGCAACGCAGCAGCAACGCTCGATCAGGCTAATGGCTCAGCAGTTCCGACCAACGGTCTGATGGTTGGTGGCGGCTCTGTCGCAGGCGGCACGAATTTTACAGTACTGACTGTCAAGGCCGCGTCAGTTGCGGCGGCAGCGACAGATACATCGTTGGTTGTCCAGCCCCTCGTCGGCTCGCACGTCATGAATACGGCGGCAGCTGGCACGCAGCTCGTTGGGATTGTTGGCAACGCAGCAGCGACGTTGGACTCGGCGATCAATACGGGCGCAGCGTCAACGAATGCCGTATGGACAGAGCATGCTCCCGCGTCTCCAGCGGCGGCAGCTTGTACTCCAAAATTTGTAAACGCCAGCGGCGCGGCTGTTAATTTGAAAGCGACAGCGGGGAACTTGTACGGCGTGGTATTAACGAACAGCGCAGCCGCAGTTACGTTTGCTGAATTTTTTAATACGTCGGGCACACCAGTTTTGGGGACGACAGCGGTCGTCATGGCGTTTGCAATCCCAGCTTCAGCGACGTTAACCATACCTATCGGTGCTTTTGCTTTAATGAACTTTTCTACAGGAATCGGATTCGCAGCTACGACGGTAGAGAACGGAACCACCGCTGTCGCAGTTACTGGCGGAGTCTTCTTTGTCTGAGTAGGTGATTATGGCAGGATTGGCAGTAGGCATTATAAGCAGTGGTAGAAAAACAGATATTCGTTGGAGCTTGACGCTGCCAATGCTTTCGATTAATGGTCCAGTAGGTATGAACATAGGCTGGATCGTTGCGGTCAGTGATAAAAACAACCCCAAGCCGGTTGGCGTAGATCGCGCAGACAATCGAACCAAGGTTGTCGAGAAAGCGATTTCGGCGGGTTTTGAGTACCTGTGTTTCATCGATGACGATACTTGTTGCCCGAATTTTGCTCTCAAGTATTTGCACTTTCAGTTAGCAAACAATTTGAACGCGATGATTTGTGGCGGCATCTATTGCACGAAAGAGGATATGCCGAGCCCGTTAGTCTTTAAGGAAATAGGCGGAGGACCTTTCTGGCAGTGGAAGATTGGCGATGTGTTCGAGTGCCAAGGATTGGGGCTCGGATGCACGATGATTAAGACGGAAGTGTTCAAATCTATCTCGCAGCCTTGGTTTTTTGAGCCACACGAGACGCCAATCGATCAAACGATCAGAGTTGGCACTGAGGATATGTCTCTCGGTCATCGTGAAGGCACCGACGACTTGTATTTTTGTAAGAAAGTAACCGACGCCGGATTTAAGATTCTGGCGCACGGAGGAGTTCTTCCAGTTCACCTCGATCAGGACGGCAAGATGTACACATTGCCGATGGATTCATATCCTGTTCAGGGATCGAACTTAAAAGCTTTAGAGCAATAATTTGTTTTCGCATCATGATTTGAGAAGCAGTGGCTCCTTTGAAAAGAATCATTTACTTTTCGCATCAGTCAGGCGAACGCATCGGTCAGGCGTTACAAGTAAGTGGCATTAAGTAAGACCTCTGATTTTTTTTTTTTTCGGAGGAAGGTGTCTTAAAGAAGACACCTTTCACGAAAGAGGCCCTATTCAAAGGAGACATAAGATGCAAAATGAGATCATTCTAACTTGGGACCCGAGCGTAACTCCGGTCTCCGGCTGGAATATTTATCGAGGTACAGCGTCAGGCAACGAGTCAGCGACTCCGTTGAACGCATCCTTGATAACACAGCTTCCGCCGTTCTCGTTGGCCTCGGTTAACGCGGTCCTGAACGGCTCGCAGACAACCTACAACGGTACGATTCCGAACGGCGCGTCAGATGACGCTTACGTCGGTTTGCTTATCACGATTTCTGGTTGTTCTAACTCGGTAAACAACGGTTCGTTTAAGGTTATTTCTTCTACGGCCACGTCGATTACCGTAACGAATCCTAGCGGTGCCGCTGAAACAGGCAGTAGCGCTTTGGCTCAGCTCAATCCGTATTTCTACGACAGCACGGTTGTCCCCGGGCAAGCGTATGTCTACGAAATAACAACTGTTTTGAATGGTGTTGAGAGCAAGGACTCAGTCGAGGTCTTCACTCCGGCTGTTCCGTTTGCCCCAACTCCCGCGCCGTTGACTATGTCAGCGTTGGCTAGCTTCGGTGTTTTGGCCGGATCGACCGTCACGAACACGGGCGCTACCGTCGTAAATGGCGACGTTGGCGTTTTCCCCGGCACGTCGATCACCGGATTTGGTTTCCCGGCATCGATCTCGGGCGTTTTCCATCCCGGTGACTTCGTTGCCGCTGCCGCGCAGAACGCATTGACTAATGCTTTTGCTGACGGTATGTCGCGCACCGGCGCTGTTACCTTGTCTGGTGACATCGGCGGTCAGCGACTGGCCCCGGGCGTCTATAATTCCGCAAGTTCTTTGGCGATCACAGGTCAGTTGACCCTCGACGCTCAAGGAAATCCGAACGCGGTCTGGATTTTCCAGATCGGTTCCACCCTTACTACCGCGACGAACAACAGCGCGGTCGTTTTGGTTGGCGGAGCGCAAGCGAATAACGTTTTCTGGATCGTTGGGAGTTCCGCTACATTCGGAACGAACACCCAGTTCGCCGGAAACATCCTCGCGCAGGCGTCTATCACGATTACGACAGGCGTAGACCTGAATGGTCGAGCTCTGGCTCGCACTGGCGCAGTGACGTTGGACACAGATTCCGTCGTCATGATGCTCGCCAGCCCGTTTGCTGGACTTTGGACGCCAAATACGAAGTATACCGCTGGTCAGATTATATTTGACGGACTGAATTTCCAGCTGGTGAAGACTTCGGGCATTTCCGGATCGGTACGTCCACCGTTTTCGACAGTTTTGAACGGAAACACGACGGACGGCTCAGTTGTTTGGCAGAATGTTCAAGTTGAAATCATTCTGTTGAACCTACCGGACTCGCCGCCTAACGTTCCTCCGGCACCTCCGGCGGCCCCATCGAATCCTCGTATTGCTTTCGAGGACTAATTTGAGATTTGTGAGGCTCGGAACTAAAAATTCCGAGCTTCTCAATTTTAAATACGATGAGCAGACTATTTTCCTTTGAAGCAGATGACATCTATCGCACAGATAACGTCCTGAACTCGTTGCAATGGTTCATCGACCTGTTTGTCGAGAGAGCTCATCGGCCAATTTTCGTTGACTTGGGTACATTCTGATGCCTCTCAACGTAAAGATGGCCCTGTATCGCGGTCTTCTCGCTAACTTGCCCTCTAGCACTGGTCAGCCGGGCATTTTGGCGTGGACTACGGACAGTAACGAACTTTTCATTGATACCGGAACAGCTTTTCAGCGACTTGGACAGAAACATACGGTCTTTAACGTGGCGAACCCCGCCGCGTTGACCGGTTTAGCGGCCAACGTCGGTGATATCGCGGTCTCCGCTAGCAATGGTGTAACCTACATTTTGACGGCGTTTCCGGCCAGTAACTCGGCGAATTGGACCACAATCGCCACCGTGACACCTCAAAACCCCGCAATGACGGACGTTCAATGGTTGGGCGCGCCGGTCGTTCATGAGTTTGTGACTTACATAAGCTCAGATGGGGTTCAACATTTGGCTCAACCGAGTTTTGCAGACATCTCTGGGTTTTTAGCAGAGACGCAACTTCCGGCTACTATAGCGGCAGGGTCGTCGTTAACACTTATCGACGCAGGGACGTTCTGATGGCTCGCAATTTGACATTGCAAGTTCTCCGAGGGGCTAAGGCCCATATTCCCGCCTTGGCCCTCGGGGAGCTGTACTTCGCAACCGACGAAGAGCAACTCTACATCGGCTCGTCGCTCGGGAATCTGACCGTGCTGTGCGGCGTGCAAGGCGTAGGCAACGGCGCTAACCAGACTGTGAGCGCACCGCAGAAGGGAACCGGTGGTGGACCTACAACGCCGCGCACTGTAGTTAATTTCGCAAAGATAATTTTGGGCGGAACCACGTGGTGGATTCCGTTGATGCAGTAATTTCGATTGGAGCTCTAACATGCCAGCTACCGAGCAAGAAAAAGCCGATCTCTCCAAAACGCGAGGGGTTACCGCCGCGCACATTCCGGATGCCGCTGAGAAGCGCGACTATATCGCTGCGCAAGGTAAGGCGGAATCGAAAGGCATGGATCAAACTAAAGAACTGAAGCAAGGCGATTTCAACAAGCGCAACGAGCTGGCCGTACTCGGCAGCATGAAGAAGGGCGGCCTGATCAAAAAGACCGGCCTTTACAAGATGCACAAGGACGAGATCGTCCTCCCGTCGCCCGCAGTTCTGACTGGCAAGGCCCCGAAGACTATGCCGGGCGGGAAGAAACTCAAAGTCCAGAGCTTGAAGAAGAACGTCACGTTCAAATCGAAGAAGCAGGATAAACTCGGCGCGGCGATGCGTGAAGTCCACAAAAACGTTCCGAAGAGCGTTACGAAGACCGGTAAGACCGGCGCGGCGAAAGAAGCAATGATTCGGGCTATCGGGTTCAGTAAGGCGGGGCAGTCGAAGGAGTAACCATGTCGTCCTCGATGGTAGTAATTAAGATCGGAAAGAGCCCTCTTCATCTTGCCGCGATTCGGCAGGGCGTTGGCCATCTGATGTCGCAGAACGTTCAGCGCTTCAATGACGGCAGATATCACGTGACGCTCAGCCCAGCTGTGTTTCAAAAGCTCATCGATGCATTCAGCGAGGCCGACGCGGTGAACGCGGGCTTCGAGCGTATCGACGATAGCGCGGTGCCGAGATTTTTCTTTGCGGGCCTCCGTTGGGAGATCGATTCGAAAGCTACCGATTTGAGAATCTTTGGACCAAAGTCAGACGTAGTAAATCCGTACGTAATTGATCTCGTAGAACAGGAAGGACAGTATGATAACTTTGACAGTCGACCCAACCAATCCTGATCGGTTAGCGCTTACCGCGACCGTCAGTCTGTTCCTCGATAAAGTTTTGATCGAGACCTTGAAGGACGAACTGGTCATCGCAATTCGCGAAGCCGCGAAAGAAGACCTGAGAACTAATCAAGTCGTTCGTCAGCAAGTCGCGAAAGCAGCAGTCGCGAAGTTGTTAGCCGAAGTTGAAACTTGGAAAGAAATAAAAGGAGAATGAAATGCAGATAACACCAGCAGCACCCGTAACCGTCGATCACTTGGCCGCGAAAGTCGGCTACCTGACTGTTCAGCAAGAGGCAGCGCAAGCCGAGATTCAGCGCTTGTACGGCCTGCTCAAGCAGTACACCGAAGAGCTCAAGGGCGAGGTCGCGAAGATCGAGGCCGAGGCAAGTGCCGAGGGCAAGACGATCTCCGATGAAGTCAAGGCCGTCGTCGACCGGATTAAGTCAAAACTCTGATGGCCGACGAGGTTCAGCAAGAGCTTCCTGCACGGATGAGTCCGGGCAAGACGTACGGCGGTCGTCCGCGAACGGATTTTTCTAGCTTGCCGAAGCGGGCCATCGGGTTGCGGGAGCACATTCGACTTATTTCACAGAGGCTGCACGACCCGAAGCTGCCTACTAAATATTTTCTCGCACTTAGCCATCAGTTGGCTGAACTTCGAGATCAGTTGAAGAGGCATCCGCGTATGCCCAATGGCTCCGGTGTCCATCGAGAACTTTTACGGAAGGAAGCTCGCGAAAAGAAAGCTTTCGCCGCTAGCGAGGAAAGCAATGCTCAACAATGACGGTCTTACCGGAAAGTCCAAGTCAGCCAAGAAAACGAAAGTGGTCAACTTGGGCTCGAAAGGGTCCTTTAAGATCACGAAGCCCGGCGCGCTCCGCGCTAAAGCACAGAAAGCGGGGCAGTCGACCAGCGGGTTCGCTCACAGTCATAGCAAAGGCAACAGCGAAACGGCACGACAGTCTCGCGCAGCCATCGGCTTGATGGCTATGGGGAAGAAATGAGTTTATACTCGAAACTTTCTAGTTGGCTCGCAACCCCGTGGCCGTCAGCAGAACTAGCCGATAGAATCTTCATTCAGATCGCGCACATCCTCGGTGGTTACAGCATCGCATTGACCGCGATGTACTTTGGGAGTCCACTGTGGTTTGGAGTGATCTTAGTTGAAGCGTGGGCCGTTCCAAAAGAATTTTGGTTCGACTACAAATACGAAAACGCAGCACAGCGAGGCAGCAGTCTTCTTGATTTCAGTATGTATCAGGTTGGCCTCATTCTCGCGGCGCTCTTGTCGTCGTTGAAATAAAAAACTTCTATTCGAGTTTTGCCGTCTGCATCACATTGATTTGCAACGCTCTCGAATGAACTCCTGTGAAACTCAGGGCCATCCCGTTAAAGCCGGGTTAGGCCGGAGGGGAGTTCTAGGCTCCCCTCTCGGCGATCTCAGTAGGAACAGCAATGATGAGTTTAGATAAGATTTTGACTAACGTCAAAGACTATCACCTTCCAATTATCGGCAGCATTTTCGGAGTCGGCGCGGCGCTTCAGTGGTTCCATCACATGGACCCCACTTTCGTAGCGTTCACTAGCGTCGTAGTCGGTGGGATAGCCGGTCACGCATTTAGCCCGGCGCGGAAGGATGATGATCAAGATCAGCGTTAACGTCGAGCAGCGGACCGCAGTGAGCGGGCGACGATAAATCATGCGCTGTTGGGACAATCCAGTGAAAGTTTTTCTCGCATTGTTCTTAGCCTTTCTGCTGGCACTGCCTGTCTCAATGGCCGCCAAGCATAAGCAGTACGATCCGTTCCAAGGGTTCGATCCTCACGATGTCGAAGTGGCGGCAGTCGGCGCGATCTCGATTCCGAATCCGAATTCAGCTAACGGCGACGGTCCTTATGCAATGATTTGCAGCGGCTCTGTAATCGGATACGAGGGTACGTCGGCCTTGTTTGTCACAGCGAAACACTGCGTTTGGGAAGATGGCGATCCGGAGAACGACGTTCTTCCTGGGTTCATTCCGAATGAGTTTGTCTCATTCAATGGCAACCTTGCTGGGCCTTATTACCAGACGGAGCTTTATTCGATCTCGCAGGACGACGACTTGGCTGTACTGAAGGTCATTAACGGTCTATCAGCGGCGCATCCGATCATTCCTGAGACTTTAGAACACGAGGATTTTTTGCAGCCGGGTGATCCAGTCGAGAACGTTTCGTTTCCGCTGGATATGGGCAAAGTCGAGTTTCACGGGACTTACGTAGATCGTCGGTTCCCCCACTTCTCTCGGATGCTTCAAGACTATCCTCAGTGGAAGAACACGATGCCGGTGGACATCACTATCGGCCACGGGTCGAGCGGCAGCCCGCTATTTGATTCGCGTACGCACAAGATGATTGGTGTCATGGTTGGGTCGGTCGGGGAAGCACGGTTGATGATCGCGGAACCCGAGACGGTAATTGAGGACCTGTTGCTGAATCCCGGGAAGAACTCGGTGTCAGCATGGATCGGTGGGCACCTCCCAAAAGACCAAACGCGGTTGCCACGAAAGTATCGGGAGTGCGAGCAACACCCTCTCATCCCCGGGCTATCTTCATAATTTTTGTTTTAGTTTTAGTTTTACTGTGGGTTAGGCAGCGTGGCATTACAATCAGAAATAGAAAGAATGCGCAGGGAATTGAAGAAGGACAAGCAGAAGCTGGCCGAAGTTCTGGGCTATGACTTCGTTCCTGCGGTACACTCGCCGTTGTGGAGTCAGTTCTTCCAGTACGACGACCACAAGGCGTGGGCAAAGCAATCGGACATAGCTAAGGTCCTGATCTTGTGGCCTCGTGGTCACTACAAGACTACGGCTGTTGTCGTCGACATCATTCAGGCGATTCTGAACTTCCCCGACATCCGTATTTTGATCATGCGTGGTAGCATCGCGATTACGAAGGCGTGGCTGAATGAAATTCGGGCGCACTTTACGGGCACGAATCCGAATTCACATTTAGCGGACTTCTTCCCTGAGTTTTGTACCGAAGGCGACCTCGGGAACTCGATGTCGTTCACAGTCCCGGCTCGCCGGAACATGGGTTTAGCGCAAGCTACAGTTACGGTCGCGTCGCCGAATTCGATCAAGACTGGTACGCACTATGACATTGGCTTCTTCGATGACTTGGTAAACGACCAGAATTATCGGTCGAAGATTAAGCTGGCTCGGGTTCAGCAAGACTTCTTCGCGTGCATGCCTTTGATGGACGCGCCGTTCTACGCGATCATGACGGGTACGCGCTATGCTTTCGGCGATGTTTACGAGAACATCATGCGCGCCAACATCAAGGGCGAGTGGCGCGTAAGCTTTCGGACTTGCTGGGCGGACGCAGAGCAACTGACGCCGTTATTTCCGCAGCAAGAAGTCAACCGTACTACGATACTGGAAGATGGATCAGTAGTCGATAAGAAGTTGATTGGGTTCACGAAAGCACAACTGGATTTCATGCGGGATAGCGATCCCGAGATGTTCGCCAGTCAGTATCTGAACCAGCCCATGCAGAAGGGCGGTCAGAAGTTTACCAAGGCTTTGCTGGAGTCGTGCCGAGTTAAGAAGGCCGACGTTTTGAAGTTGAGTCCGAAAGTTTTCTTTGTTGATCTCGCTAGCACCAACTCCGACACGGCAGACGATTCTTGTATAATAATCGGAGCGCACGATCTACAGATGACACAGTATGTTGTGGAGGCTCGCGGCGGACAGTGGCCCTCGTCGTTGCTCGCCGAGCAGATAATCCTTGCGGCACTCGAATACAGGCCGGTTACAATCTACTTTGAGAAATCTAGTAGTGCTATCTTTTTTATGGATTATCTTCGGCTTGTGGCTTCTGAAAAGAAAGTTTTTCTCCCGCTCGAATTCTTGAAGCTCGATGTTCGGAAGGACGCGAAGTACACGCGCATCGGCAGCCTTCAAGGTTTGATGAGTGGTCGGCGTCTTCGGTTTTTCGATACGGTCACAGCTTGGGACAAGATTGCGGCGCAGTTTGAAATATTCCCTGGCGGCAAGCACAAGCACGACGATTACATCGACACTATCGCGCTGTTCGCAACGCATATGATCGGCACGATGATCGCGCAACCGATAAAGCCGAAAGTAAATCCGATTTTTGAGATGGTCCGTCAGCAGGAAGCGGTAACTCTTGCCGATCAGATTCTCGAACGCCAGAAAATAGCAGCGGACCCGAGTGACGGTTTCGACGCGTTCAATTCGGATTGGTCTGCAGCGCAAGGATCATTTGGCATTATAGATTGAGGAGATTAAATGTCTGGCGGCACGATTGATAATTCCCCGGGTTTAGGCGGGGCCGCTTCTAGCGGTGGGTTTGGCGCGCTACCTGAGTCGGTCGATACGAGTGCTGCGTTCTCAGCGGTAGCGAACTTTACCGAAGAGCATACCGCGTTCCGTGATGAGCCTTATGATGATGCTACGGCTCTGGGACTCGTGCTCACTGACGTTTCGGCAGGCATAGCGTTCCTGCAGTCGAAAGCGTTGCTCCCGGCTCTCGTCGACACCTCGAACGATTTGATTTTCGGGCTCCAGAAGCCCCGCGTGTGGGCCGACGGCAAGCCCCGCGCCAATCTGCCGATCTACGCTGTCATGGAGGGCATCGAGAAGTTGATGCCCGTGTTCTACATGAGCTTGTTTGGCACCGGCAAGCGCCGCCCGTTTGTAGTTTCCCCAGTAGGGAAGACTTCAGCGGAAGCGGCTCGCGCTAAGGCGTCCGTATTGGCGTGGGCCATCAAGCAGGCCGGGCTCAAAGAAGAGATGCGCCTGACGCTGAAGCAGTGCCTGAGCTACGGGTTCTGCTGCGGCTGGTGGGGCTGGGAACAGAAGAATGTCCGCGAGCGCGTTTATACGAAAAATGCGAGCGGTCACGTAAAGGGAAAGTGGAAAGACATTCTGCTGAATTTGCCGAAATTTGAGAATGTCGACCTGAAGAATTTCTCTTTTGACGCGCAGTGCAAGCGTCAGGATGTTCAGAAGGGCGCACGCTGGGTTGCTAAGCAGGTGATGATCACTGCGAATACTCTAGACGGCTGGCGCGAAGATTTGGATACGTATGGCCGCGCCGAACTGGATGAGGATGGGAAGAAAACCGGCAAGCGCGTTAGCCGTATTCCGGATCGCGAGACTTTGCGTCGGGTTCTTACTACCGACCGTGAACAGACCGAAGATACTTTTTCGGGCCAGAAGCGCGCCGTGTGGCGCGAGTTTCAGGCGCAGTTAGACACCGAAGCCGGGTCAGCAGACCCGCTGATGCGTCCTCTGGAGTACATCGAGTATTGGACCGAAGATCACGTCATCGGCATTTTGCAGCGTAAGCTGTGTATTCGCCTCAGCGAGAACGAGTACAACGAAACTCCAGCTCGGACTTGCGCGTTCATCGACGTTCTCGGCAGCGCATGGGGATTCGGTGTAGCGAGATTGCTGGCTGGCGAGCAGAGGTTCCAATCCGGCGTGGCGAATAGCTGGATCGACTCTCTAGCTCTCGTTCTGAATCCTGTGTTCCAAGCTCTCAAGGGCGTTGGCCCGGGCACCCAGAACATCCCGTTGGCTCCCGGTCGCGTTATTACCGAGACTTCAGAACTGAAGCCACTGGTAACTCCGGATGTTAGCGGCGCTGCTACGGCGGCGATGGCGAACTCCGAAGCGCGAGCCTCGAAGCGTATTGGCGCGGAAGGCGGCGTAAACCTCCCGACGCAGGCGCTACGTACGGGCTCTGGCGTGCAGGCTTTGACGGGCGACGTTATTCAACGTCTGCAGTATTTTCTTGAGATTTTCATCAACATGATCTACCTCCCGACGTTGGAGAAGTTCATGCTGCTCTGCATGGAGAACCTCCAGCCGGAAGATATCAATCGGATTCTTACGGAAGAGGAAGGAAAAGAGTGGTCGGGCAGCATCGAGGAAGTCTATAACGCCAAGATCGATATTGATGTGTTGGCCGGAGCCGATCTGACCGCGAAAGCCGCGTCAGCTCAACTGGCTCCGATGATCATTCAGTTGCTGAGCGCTCCGGCAGTTCAGACCTCGCTGCAGATTCAAGCCAAGAAGTTTGACTACGCGAACTGGGCGGCGGATATGCTCGACGCTCAAGGTTTCGACGTTGATCTGTACTTCCAGAACATGACGCCAGACGATCTGAAGCGTATGCAGGAGCAGAACGCGGCGTACGCGAAAGGTCAGCAAGATCAGGCTGTCGAGGCCCAGAAGCATCAAAATAATCTGGAAGCGATCAACGAGAAGGGCACGGTGCAGGCCGGAGTCGCTGCTGTAAAGAAAGCGATGGAGTCTCACATCGATGTCGCTCAAAACGCTCTAGAGAACATGCAGGATAATCAGAACGGTGAAAATTCGGAAATGCCGCAAGGAACAGTCTAATGACTAACGAAGAATTTGAGGCTGCAGGGAAACCTGACGCCGCCGAGGCTCTCGGTGAGCAAGAGCAAACTTATGACCCCGGTACGTCGTACCGTCGCCCCGACGAGCGTCGAGACACGAGTTCGAACCGGCAGTTCGGCCTGGATCAGTCGACGAGACTGGAAGGTCTGCGCCGCTGGAATCTAGACTCCCGATGCTATGAAGTTCTGCACGAGGGCGTCTGGCAGAGAGAGTCGGAGCAGGGTCCTCAAAATCTTATTAGTCTGGGATATGTCCCGAAGTCGAGGAAGAAGAATGGCTGAAGAAAAAGTATTGACGCAGGAACAGGTATTAGAGAAGCAAGAGCAAACGCGCCTTCAAGCCGAGCAAGAACGACTGAGAGCGCTTAAGGTAATTCTAACCCAAACTTCGAGCACTCCCGGTTGGCCGTACATCAAAAAGATTGCGGATAATATTGTTCAGGGGGCTCTGCAGCAATCATTGAATGTTGCCGACGAGACCGAGAGCGAGCAGTGCCGCGTTAAGGCGCGAGTCGCCCGAGAGATTTTTGGCCAGCTTTTCACGGTGATCGAAACGGTGTTAGCGTTCGGCACGGAAGCTGAAGCCGAATGGTTCGCACAACTAAACGCATTTGAGCAGGATCAGAAAAATCAAGGAGAACCGCAATGGTAGCGAAAACGGAAGCCGAACTGGACGCACTGTCCCTAGAGGAATTGCGTCAGCTGGCTATACAGGAAGGGCAAGAGCAGGAAGCCGCAGAGAAGGCCGCTGCAGAGAAAGCGGCAGAAGCGGACCGAATCGCTGCTGAGACTTTGGCGGCGGATGCAGCGTCTCGCGAGAAGGCTCTGACCGAAGCGAAAGAGACTCCGGAAGAGATCGAAGAGCGCGAGGCTGCCGAGAAGACCGAGCAAGAGCGCGACGAGCACGGTCGGTTTAAGAAATCTGAAAAGGTCGATGAACCTGTCACACCTACCGAAGAGGAAGACGACGGCGAGCCGAACGAGTATATCGTTCGTCGAGAGATCGATCTGGGCGACGGCACCGGCGTGCAAGTTTTCGAGGGCCGTGGCGAGACGGAGCTCGACGCCATCAAGGATTTGAATGACCGTCTGGTTAAGGCTCAAGAGAACGCCACGCGCACTATTCGGGAGTTTCAACGGAAGCATCCGAAAGAGCCGGAACCGGCCAAAGAGCCTGTGATTAGCGACGATCAGGAGTACGTTTTTAAACAGCAGTTTGAAAAAAAGCCCACGGAAGCATTCAAGGCCATGTTTAAAGAACTGACTGGCATGGATGTCACAGAGTTTAAGACGTGGCAGGCCGCGCAGAAGGCAGCCGATGAGGCTCGCGCCGCGCAAGAAAAGAGTTTGCAGATTCAACGTGACTGGGTCGCGGGACACCCTGAGTACATTACGTCTCCGGAGAACGGCGATCAGATCAGAAATTGGGTCGTAAGTCACAACTACCACGAGTTCACTCAAGAAAACCTTGAGAAGGCTTTTGATGACCTCAGCGAGAGGGGATTACTCAAGCTGAAGACTGATGAAGCGAGCGCACCCACGAAGACGGAAACCACAACGAAAGGCAAAGAGACTCGGATTGAGCCTACTGTGCCGGAAGTAGTGGCCGACGTTACGCCGGTACGAAGCCCGAAGAAAGCAAGCAGCGTTTCGACGACTCGAAGCGACGCCCCGGTCGTAAAGGCCGAGCTGACTGAGGACGAATTGTACGATTTGCCCCGAGAGGAATTTGAGAAGCTCGGTAAGGGCATCCCTCGGTCGGCAAAATAACAATTAACTCACTTCAAAGGTGAAATGAAATGGCACTTCCCACAAGCGCCTCCGTTATTTCTAGCGGACTCGCTGCTTACCCCACGGTCTACTACGACCGCGTGGCGCTGGACACGCTGTATTCCAATTTGTTTGGATACGCTGCGTGCGATTTGAAGATCATGCCCGACATGAGCGGCGTGGCAATGCAGATTTTCGATTACACGAAAATGGCTGCTAACACGAACGCGGTCACTGAAGGCACGCCTGCTTCTGGTCAGTCTCTGACTCAGAACACGGCGACCATCAACCTCGCGAACTACGCTGATTACATCAGCTATTCGAATAAGGTTGTTCTCACGACAATTTCCAACACGGTAGCGGAAGGCTCTTCGCTTCTGGCGTACCGTGGCGCGTTGTCTGTTGATACGGTCATTTGGACCGCTATCGACACTCAGGCTGCCGCAACTACGCTCGATAGGATCGACGTGAACGACGGCAACTACATGAACGCGTCCATCGCCCGCAAGGCTGTGTGGCAGTTGCGTTCGTTTGACGTGAAGCCCAAGTCTAATGGCCTGTTCTTCGGCGTCATCCACAGTTTGGGCGCATACGACCTCGTCAACGACGCTAGCGCTTCCGGCATGGCTGACTTGATGAAGTTCAGCGAGAAACTGGCCTCCTCGAACCCGGCTCTGGTCGGAATCAAGGGTGCTTACATCGGCAACGTCGGCGGCGTCGAATGGTACGAATCGAACGCTGTCACCACGGCCGCTTCCTGGCAGGGCTCGGCGCACACCGCGTATCACGCATACGTTGTGGGCCATCAGGCGGTCATCGCCAGCTCGCTCGGCAAGACGAACCTGAACCAGAAGAATTTTACGGTGAAGACTGTGAACTTCCAAGAAGGTTCGAATTCTCTTGACCCGGCTGCTCTGATCAAGGCGGCATCGGTGTACAACTTCTTCTTCGGGCTGGCTGTTGCCCCGACGCATGCTTCTTCGGACAAGTTCCGCAGGATCACTGCTGAATCGACAATCGGATAAAGTTTGAGACTGGGGCTCTTGTTAAATCGAGAGCCCTGAGTCTACAGACGAAAAGGAGATTACAATGCCTACACCTATTTCGATTGCTGATCAGGGGTTTAAGCTCCCCGTCTCGCTGGCTAACATCGGTACGACTCAGACGGTCTTCACCGACGCCGGTGGCAGTGCGATCACTTGTCAAGTGTCTGCTTCTCCGATGCCCGCTCCCTTCAATAGCGATACTGGATGGCAGAGGCTTTACCAAAACATTGTGTTTGATGTCAAAGCAGCCGGTCTGTTTACAGGAGCCGGTACGGCCACGACTTTCATTCCGACTCTTCAATTTGGTAACAGCGCAACCGCAGGGTCAAACAGTGCCGTTGCCGCGATGACAGCGCAAACTGTCACTTCAGTATCGGGTAATTGGATGATTGAAGCAGAGCTGATGTGGGACCCAACTTCAACGAAAATCTTCGGTATTTTTTGGGGTTGGATCGGTAACATCGGGACGATACAAGCTCAAACTTACGTCACGCCGACTACGTTGACAGCGGCCAACTTCTTCGCCACAGGGATGCATTTCTCAGTGACCGCTGCGTTCTCGGGGGCTAATGCCGCCAACACCGCTACGTTGACTCAGTTCGACATTGATCCCGTATAAACGAAAACCTCTAACAAGGACTTCGAGGGGCTCTCCTTTTCAGAAGAACCCCTCAAATTTTCGAGATTTATTGGTGGGTTGCGATCAGAGAACTATCTTCGTCTGTCATGTAGATGACGTTCTCTTGGAGCGCAAATTGTAGGTTGAAGATTGAAGGAATGTTTGATAGCGATCCGGCCAGCGATCCCGATGACGGACAACTATTTGTTGAAATCCAATGAATGTTTGCCGTTCCGTCGGAACTACTTTTTTCATGGTTGCCTCCTATCGGCAACAGTACCACAAAAATTCAGATTTGTCAAGAGGTTTTCATGTCTGTTCAAGAGACAACGATCACAGTGGCAACGGAAACGACAATTGTTACTTCTGGCCAAAATAACGCGCTCGTCGGATTGGTGATTACGTTTGGAGGCACTCAAGCCGCCGGAACTATCACAATAAAAGAAAGTACGGGCGGTACAGTTCGTATGATCATCGATTATCCGAACTCTGCCACATTGGCGCAGGCCCCTTTTACAATGTTCTTGCCGTCCGACCGTTGGCTCTATCAAAACGCTATTTGGGCACCGTGGCAGTCAAATTACCCCTATGCGCTAGGCATAGAAGTCCGTGATCCATCGAATCACATTCAAAAGGTGACGACCGGGGGTGCGTCCGCCTCTAGTGTCCCAACTTGGAATGACGCGGGTGGGACTACGGCTGACGGAACGGTTGTATGGACGGACCAAGGAGCCGCAGCTTACAACTGGACCGCAACCTGTTCGGCTGGCGCAGCTGGTATGCCGTACCATATTAACGCATTTTATTTGGAGATTTGAAAAATGAAGCGAATTTTTGAAGATGAGAAGCACAGAAAGGCAGCGGAAGCGCAGTGTAGATATCGGAAGGAACACCCAGAAGCAGTTCGTGAAAATAATCGGAAATATCGAGCAAAAAATCGAGAAAAGGTTCGTAGAGGTCAGCGAAAGTATTACCATACTCACTTCGAAGAAAGTTCTGACGAACATCTTCAGAACGGGACTCTTTGTCGACTTAGGAAAGCTTTAAAGATGATCGGTCCTCTGAAAAATGGGTGGCCTGATGACGGCGTATCAATTGAGTTGAAAATCGGTCACGATCAGTTGCGGCCTGATCAATTTCGTCGTTTTGCTTGGCTTGAGCATCGTGGCATAAAAGTCTTAATTCGAGTAGCTGATAGTCACGAAGAGTGTTTTCAAAATCACGAAGATTTGTTGATTCCTGCCTATCTTCTTCGAATTTGTAGACATCGCGGCTCAGAGGCCGTGGGACTGTGGGATCAGTTAGTCAAGAGTTTTCAACCATGAAGACCGTTTACGTGGTGAACCGCTTGATCGACCCGCAGAGCGATCTCGGCGACATCAAAGCGATCTTGCAGTACACACCGCTGTATTGTGTGCTCGTCTCCAGCATTTACGACATGCAGTTGGCACATCAGTTTGCAGAGCGGAATGACATTCTTCAAGTCATTGGAGACATTCTGGAAGTAGCCCGCGACTATGCCGAAAAGTCTGATATGGCGGTGCTGATCATCGGTGACGCAGTTAGGTTGGACGAAGTTAAGGAAGACGGAACACGGGAGGAATTGTGCGTATAGAAATTGATCGAACTAACCTCGGGGACACGAAGCTGAGTCCCGAAGAGGCTAACCTTCGAGAGCGCGAACAGCTTTTGAAGATGGCTGCCAAGAAAAAGATTTGGCGGCAGGACGAGCTGGAGGACCCGGATCGTAGCGCGGGTCCGCGACTGTATTACACGGAAATTCTTCGACGACTCTGGACGCTGAATCCTGACCTTCGCGTCGAGGACGGCTCAGCCGATCAGGTCGCGATCTATCGCCCGAAGCGTCACGACGAATACGACTGGCAACAGTGGGACCCGAACGCGCCGACGAAGTGGCGCTGGGATTTTGAGTATGTAGCAGGACTCCCGAAAGAGTGGATTCCTGAGTATCCGCATGTGACTCTGGATACTTCGAAACTCGCCACGAGAGAAATACACGGTTGGCGTTCGACGTTGATCGCGCTAATCAAGGCGCGAGCGATTACGTATCGAGGCACAATACAAGAATTCGGCGATCCGGCGAACGATCAAAGATCGACACGCTGGTTCGAACAATTATATCCGAAGTATATGGAATAAAGGAGAAGTACCATGAGTGAAGAAAAGTCTGTATCAGTATCAGAGTTGAAAGAGATTCTGGCGGCTCAGCAAAAGATGTTCGCTGAGCAGACGGCAGCCCTCGTCGAGGCCATGAAAAAGCCTACGGTGATGGAGCAGAAGGCGCTCGACAAAGAGGCCGCTGAGATTCTTGCGAAGAACCAAGAGCGCAAGGATAACGCGGTGGGCATGCTAGCCAAGCGCGAAGCGGATCGCATGGCGAAGAGAACTTGCACCCACGCGCACCCGAACGGAAACACGCATTGCGTTTGGATTCAGGAAAAGAGCGGCCCCGGCTACATTCTGTGTCAGCGGAATCAATGCAAGATTCGCCCGGAGCCTCGACCGGCACATTGGGATAGCGAAGAGGACATCTTCGATACGAACACCTTCAATCGTCTGTTCCAGTCGTTGCCGTCGAACGAGCTGTTCCAATAAAAACCCAGTCACTCTATCCGCATCGGAGGAACGATGATTGATTTGACTTACATTGCACTAGGAGTTGCCGCTTTGTCTCTTGTGTTGCAATTTCTGAGACACGGTACGCCCGGCCCGCAAGGCCCGGTCGGTCCCGCAGGTAAAACTGTGGTAGGCCCGGCTGGCGCGGCGGGACTCGCTGGTAAAGCCGGGAAAGACGGTATGCCCGGCAAGGACGGTCGAGACGGCGTAAACGGAAAAGACGGCTTGCACGGCCTCGACGGCCATGACGGCCTTTCCGGTAAAGATGGCCACGATGGCGCGTCAGGCCATGACGGTAAAGACGGCCACGACGGCGTCAACGGTCACGATGGTCGAGACGGCAAAGACGGGAAGGATGGCAACCCCGGTAAAGATGGTCACGACGGAAAAGACGGCGCGCCCGGTAAAGATGGCAAGGACGGCGCTCAAGGTCCGAAAGGTGATCCCGGTCCTAAAGCTTAAAAACAACAACGGGGGTCGCGATCTGGGCGTGTAAGCGCAGCGGCCCCTTCCAATTTTCTCTGAGGTGATGAAATGGGTGTAATTCGAAGCGCTTTTTCTGAGGCGGACGGTACGGTTTCTTTTGCGAGAGTAATGACCTTCATTCACAGTGGATTTGTACTCGCATGGACTACGCACTCTGTTTGGGCAGCACATGAGCTTCCGAACGTCGCGGCTCTTGGCGGATTGACCTCATTCGCTTTGGCTCCGTATGCCACGAACAAAATCTCGACAATGTTTGGAAAGGATCAAGGGTAATGAAAATCTGGAATGAATTTAAAGAAGTATTTCGCACAGTTATTTTTGGTTGTTTGCTCGGTTTGTTAGCTGCGGGCGGCGTTTATACAGCGACTCTGATTGACATGTCCCAAATTCGAGGCGGCGGTTCGCTTAATCCTTCCTCCCTTAACAACATCATCTTCGTGGATGGGCTGACGTACTCACAGAGTCCAGATTTAGGCGTAGGGATTCGGGCGGCTTATGCGGCGCTTCCTTTACGCAACGGCTATCCTTCGGGCTGGATCATCATTCCCGCTGGAATCTATAACCTAAGTACAACCGTGACGATCAGTAGTCCCTATGTCACCGTCCAAGGAGCGGGCGTAGGGGCCACTTTTATAAATGGCCTTGTGAACGGTGACAATTTCCGACTGAACACTAGCCCGTTCTCTACAGTGCCAGGGGCGCAGTTAAGTGATTTGACTATTTTAGGCACCTCGGCAGCGAATGGAGTCGGTGTTCATGGTGGGGATGAACAGAACCTCAAGCTTCGTCGGTTATTCATCTCAGGCTTCACGGGGGCAAGCGGCATCTGTATGTGGCTCGATAACGTCACGAATTACACCGAACGCATCGACATGCAGGACGATGTTTATGGGAATTGCACGACCGTTCTGAAGTACACGAATACCTCCGGTACGACCTCCTTTGGCTACGGCAACTATCGCAATGTTATGATCCAGCCGAACACGAACCAGCAAGGTGTGTGGATCGCGGCCACTGGCGGGCAGAACATCAACCTCTACCATTCCTTCATTAACTGGTACATCGAGAACTGGTCTGGCACTGGACCAAATAACTACCTGAGAGCGGACACAGGAACTCTTCTGGTGGACAATCTTTATGACATTGCCATTGAGGATCAGGCCAGTATAGGAGGCACGGCCCTTAACCTTGGGAACAACATTACCGTTTCTGGCGGTGGAGTGATTACGAGCTATTGTGGAACTCACACAGACACCATCGGGACGGGAATCACGCTCACTGTCCGTGACATGACGACTTGTAGCAACACGTCTCCCGGTTTCCTTGGAATCGGTTCCACAAGCTCCATTTTCCAGAATCCTATACCGGCGACGGTAGGCACTCCTCAGCCAGCCCCACCGATTAAGTTCCTGGGTTATTGTTGGGGCGGTGCTGGAGCGAGCACCCTCGACACTTTGTTGCTGACACCGACTATAGGCGCGGGACTAAACGGTAATTCTGGTTTAGTTCTAACGGATTCTGGGTGCACAGGTACGCATTACCTTCAAGTCCCACAACTTACGCTCATCAATGCCGCGCAGACCGGCTCTGCAGGGATCACCTATGCTGGGGGTGCAGCGTTCCCAGGATTCACGTTTAACAACTCAACCACCGGGCAGATAGCGACAAGTCCTAATCTCTTAATATCCCATACTGCGCCAACGATTGCCGGGGCTGGGTGCGGCGGGACAGTCGCAGCGATCACAGCACCAAATGGTACCGGATCGTTTGAAGTGTTCACCGGAACCAATCCATTAACGGCCTGCACGATCACGATGCCAGCGGCTACAACGAGTTGGACCTGTGAGGCCAATACAGTCAGCGCGACGACAACGACAAATTACGTAGTCAAGCAAACTGGGGCGATCAGCACGACCTCAGTGGTTCTGACTCTCTACAGCGATGCGGCTGTGGCCACGAACTATCAAGGCAGTGACACATTGCGTGTGAAGTGCGTGGCAAACTGATGATCCCTCCTCCCCATTGCGGAGCGTGGTGAGCGCCGGTTCAACTTTATAGGAGTTGTAATGCCTTATCAGCCAAATGAAACTCCGTCCGGTACTGTAAACGGAGTAAATACGATCTTTACCTTGCAGAACATTCCTAATCCAGCGTCGACTTTGCAATTGTATTGGAACGGAGTGTTACAAACTCAAGGTATAGATTATACATTGAGTGGGCTGACAATTACCTTTTTTGTCGCTCCCCCAACCGGCAGTCTTGTAGCGTATTATTGGTGGGGTGGAGTTGTTGCGCAGCTACCTCCCGCTGCTCCACCGACAGGTGGGCATTTCACAAATACTCTTCAGTCAGTCCTCAATTTCGCCAGTACTCACGTCGAGTTACTCCCCGTCACGGGTATTGGCGGCTACCTCAACGAACCCGGCCTATCTATCTGCAACGATGCTCTGGCTGATCTCCTCACTGCCGAAAATAACTGGAAGATCAATCGCAAAGACTACCCCAACTTTCTCGTTACTGCGCCATTCAAACAGGACTACATTTGGGCCGGATCGAGCTCGTTTGTTCTCGGAAGTTCTAATCAGGGTTGGGCTATAGCGCTAGCCTCGAATTCCGGCATCACTGTCTCCGGCGGAGTCGTCACAGTCAACACCCTAGAACCTCACGGATTTATTGTCGGCAACACGGTGTTCTTGAACGGCGTGGTGGCTCAAGCGAGCAACGCTGCGAACCCTGCCGCCTATAATAGCGTGCTTACCACAAACAGCGTCGGCACTATATGGACCCAAGGCTACGCGATCACTGCGGTCACCGCGTCGTCGTTTTCATTCGCCGCTGTCGCAGGTCAGAACAACGGCGACATCCTCGGCGCGCCGGGCATCTTCGATTACGGCTGGATGCAAGAAGCCTATATGTACATGATGACTGACACGAGCGCCCCGTACTACAATCGACTCATTTACGCCAAGCGGCAACTCCCGCTGTCTCGCATCGTCGAGGACCCCTCGCTGGTTGCGGTGCAGCACGACAACGGGGACGGCACGTTGGTTATTCGTTTTTACATGTGCCCCGGCACTATATCTTGGGGCGCGAAGCTGGTCTATCAGGTTGCCGCGCCGCTTAAGACGGACCCCTCGCAGAATTGGTCGCCATTTCCGGATCATTACGCTCCGCTGTATCGACAGGCCGTGCTGGCGAGAATGTACCGCTACGTGAACAGCCCGAAAGCTGACGCGGAGTACAAAAAGCTTCAGCTGGAGATCGCGAAAGCGGCAGGCTTCGACGACAACGAACAGACAGACGTTACATTGGTGCCCTCGAACCCGTTGCTTGACGATGGGCTCTATTACGGTTTTTGGGATTGGTGACATTGTTATTATCAATTTGATAAACAGGTAGCTCCTGTCTATCGGGGCGGTGCCCTAAACATCGCCCCACTTTCTTTTAGGGAGAAAATTATGAAATGCTTGAAATGTGAGTTCGAAGGAGAGCCTTCTGAATTCTCCAAGAGTAAGAAACGCGGTATGAAGTTGTGCAACTCCTGCTGGACTGCGTATAGGCGGGATCATGAGTATGGAGGCCAAGAGGAATACCGTCGATCTGGTAAGCATGCTGAAGCTCAACAAAGATATCACGAAACAGATAAGTATAAAGAAACCTATCAGCAAGATTATGAGAGGCGCGGCGACCAGATTCGAAAAAACGTTCGAGCGCGAAAAATTAAAAATCAGTTCGGGCTCTCTGTTGAGGGGTACGAAGAGCGCAGGACTACGCAAGGCGATCTTTGCGGCCTATGTTTTCAGCCGATGAATAAAGTCGTTAAGGGCCACGACGCTCTTGATCCGGTTCTAGACCACAATCACAAGACTAAGGATTTACGAGCGTTCGTTCATCGAAAGTGCAACGCCGCGCTAGGAATGTTCAAGGACGATATTAAAATGCTTGAGATGGCTCTCGCATATTTGAAGAGGTATTAGTCGTGTTAGACACACTTCGCGTGAAACAAGCCCTCAAACCTGAGATTCTTTCCGACAGTAGCACTATGGAAGGGATGTCGGAACTTCGAAAAGTTTCGATGCTCGACAAGTCGATGATCGATACGTCGAAAGTCATCTATTGTATGCGTCATGGAGAGACACCGCTCGATGTGGCGCAGCGCTGCGACAGTTGGGTTGATGCGCACTTGTCTGATGAGGGCGTGCAGGGCGTCGTAGCAACCCTATCGAACTATCTGCAAACTCTGTCAATCACGGAGATTTTCTCTTGCGACTTTAAACGGACGAGCGGCACTGCCGACCTTGTTAAATCTGGGTTGCCCACCGATCCGAAAGTCACTATCAATAACGACATGAAGACATGGAATCTGGGAACTATCGGTGGCGATAAGAAGACCCCAGATCGAAAGAAGACCGTCAAGCATTTGATGCAGAATCCAGAGATGCACGCTCCGGACGGCGAGAGCTACGCCGAGTTCACTAAACGGTTCGATGTTTTTGTGAAGAAACAAATGAAAGGCATCGAAAGCGGAAAGATCAAAGGACCGGTTCTCGATATCTTTTCAGGGTCCTGTTTTCGTCGTCTTGGCGATCTGGTGAAGGGCGACAGGAACGCTCTGGATGTCAAGGAGGCCGGGCTCGTGATGCTTTACTTCGTGAACGGCAGATGGGACGGTATGGTTATTTCGAGCCTCGACGAGGATGACGAAGAGATCAGTTAACTGGCAGCGGACTTGTCCCTGCTGTAGAGCGATTTTAACTAAACCACGAAATCATGACGGCACCGTTGAGTGCCGTTGCGGATGGAAGTGGCAATAAGGGAACCAATGATCACCCCAGAGTTGCACTATTTACCACACGCAGTTGTAACGGCCCTGTTAGGCGGCCTCGGATGGCTCGCAAAATATTTTGGGGGTCGTCTTATGGACGAATGGGATGAAGTCAAAGGGCGTCTCGCGAACATAGAAACGTCCACTAAGGTTCAGGCGGAAAATCATCTTGCCCATATCGAGGCAGAGTCTGTCAAACAAACCGAACTTTTGGGAAAGATCATCGAGGGTCAAGCGGAAATGAACGGCTGGCTGAAGGGTCAGGCTGCGGTTCGCGAGGTTCCTCCAGTTGTTTCAAGATTAAGGAGACGATAATGAATTTCGATAAAGCTGGCTCGCGAGGATGTTGCGAAGCCGCTGAACATCTAACTGTATTGAAGACGAAGCCTATCGGCACCGCGACCGTTCAGGCGAGCTCGCACGACTCCGAGACTCAGTACGCTCGTAGTTACGCCGAAGAACTCCGCGAAGGCGCTGAGCTGGTCACAGCTGGCCGGGAAGGCGCGCCCCTCATCGGCCCACGTCCCGACGGATTTCTAGCACCCGGCTGTAGCGACAGCGGTGCGGCAGACGGCATTCCGGTCGGCCTGCGTGACGCCGACTTTTTGCCCGCGACCTCGGCGAAACTAAGGAGCTTGTCATGATTGAAAAAATTACAGACAAAGGCCCTGTTGATTTTGGGGGTCAGATCGGCCCGCAGACGCAGGTTGAGAACGTCGACGACAGTTTTCCTACACCTCCTCCGATTCCTGAGGTTTCACGAGAAGACGGATCGGTTTCAACTATGCGCATGGAAGACGTTGGGCAGGAAGACGGTTGGATAAACTCCACTGAACCTACGGAAGGCCACGATTGGAACAACGGCCCTGATTACTGCCGTCCGAACAAGCGGCCAGCTCCGCGTTACATGAACGACGATCTTCGTCACGTAATTTAAGGTGATCTCTTGCCAGCAACGCGAGTGCCTGAGCCGATAACAGTTTCGTTCTTCGCTCGGGGATGGGTGCCGAATCGTCAGCCGCTGTACTCTGCGTTGACCTTTATCGGAATAAATCCCGTTCAATTTCATGACATGGCATGGGACGGCATCAACTGCGAGTATACAGACCAGTTGACAGTCCGTCGCCGTCCACCGTTCGTGAAGTACTGCACCCAGCAACTTGCTGTGAACGAGATCGTCAATCAGTTCTACGGCACGCGGGACCTGAACGAGAACATCACCATTTACGCGGACACAAATCAAAACCTCTACACAGTGACTCCGTCAGCGTTAACGTCTAAGTTGGTTAAAGGCACTCCGAACCAAGGTCATATCGCTCAAGTCGGCAACATGACTTATTATGCTGACGGCGTTGACGCGATCAAGATCGATAACCTCGGCAACGTTTCCGCTTGGGGCATTGCTGCGCCAACTGTCGCCCCAGTTCTGACTACAGGAGTTTTCTGGAAGTCAGTCATTCCCTATGCGACCAATTCGATTCTCGAAGACACGAACGGCAACGTCGAGTTGCTCACGGCTGGCGCGAATACCACGTCGGGAGTTCTTGAGCCTCAATGGCCCACGCCAATACTTTCTAGTACGCTGGACGGCAACATCACGTGGCTCAATTGCGGTTCTATTGGGAACTGGATAGCAAGTACAGCGTTTGCCAAAGATGCGGTCATCTTAGATACGAACGGCAACATTGAGATCGCTACCACGCCGGGAACATCAGGAACTACGATTCCTGTTTGGTCCACCGGCGTCGGAAGTACAACGACAGACTCCGGCGTAACATGGACGAACTACGGCTACGGCTCCCCTCTGGCATTTTCCGGATACTCATGGGTTTACGCCTATCGCACGTATTACGGTGAACTGAGCACTGCGAGCCAGCCTTCAAATTTCACCGGGCCGATCCTCGGGCCACAGCGCGTCAGCGTCACCGCGTTCTCAATATCTTCTGGCGTTGTGACTTTCACTGGTGTGAACAACTACGTTGCGGGCGCTGTGTTCCAAGTGCAGGGTATGACGAACGCGCCGTATTTGAACAACTCGGCGTTTACGGTGCTGTCCTCGGGCTTAAGTACGTCAGTTTTTAAAGCGAACTTGACTCAGGCACAAATCAACGCTGCCGCTAACGCTGGGCAGAATACCGGAACAACCATCTCCGACTCAGGTTATACTCTGAACGCGATAACGACACTGATCGGTGAGGGCGCTCTGACTTCATCTGGGGCTCAGAATCCGTTGTGCAATAGCGTTGCGACGATCTCTAACGTCGGCGTGAACAACAACGTTGTGACTTGTCTGGTAAGCGGCTACTCTCCAGCGAGCGCAATTTTTTCTCCCGGCATTTGGGTAACGATAGCTGGCTTGACAGGCGCGTCGTTCCTTAACGGTTCTCAAGTTCAGGTCACGTCTGCCTCGAACACGCAATTCACATTTAACTTTACCGCCACGAACTACGGCCCGTCCAGCGATTCTGGAACTGCGACATTTAATGCGATAGAGATTTACCGAGTTGACGACGGCGGCGGAATTTATTATTTTGACGGTGCGGTGTCGAACCCGTCCCCGAGTGTTTACGATTCTGGCGCGGTAATTGCGGGTCTCGGCACTGGCGGATCGTGGACGACGCCAAATAACGTCACTCAAACCGGCGCATCCTATGCCACTATCGGGGTTACGGAAGGCAGCGGCGCGGTCACCTTTGCAAAAGTTCAAGGCGCGTCAGGATCAGCACAATATGTAACAGGCAGTCAGACAAACACGGGAGCGACAGCGCCGTCCACATTTGTCAGCGACAGCGGCGGCTCTCAGACCGCATGGACGGTATCTGGATCGACATGGATCAGTTCTCCGGACGGAACACATCTTTTTACGCAGAACGCAGATTTTTCGAACTTCGGATTTGCCATACCCTCAACTGCAACAATAAACGGGGTGGTTGCGTCGTTTTTTAGAGAGAGCAACATTTCTGGCATTTTCGTCGTTGACAACACTATTGAGCTTTTTACAAGCACCGGTGGAACATTTAGCAGTAACAAAGCTAGCTCGGCCAACTGGCCTGTCGGCTCTTTTGGTCAGGCAACTTATGGCGCGAGTAACGATTTGTGGGGGATGAGCTTAACTCCGTCGATTGTGAACGCCAGTTCTTTTGGCCTTCGAATTCAAGCTAAGCGTACTGGAGGGGTATCATCGGTTACACCGACTATTGAGACTATTCGGCTAACCATTTATTACACCCCGGCCAACGGCGCGCCAACTTCCTGCACTGCGACTCTCGGTACGATTACATCTGGAAACGCGATTATCGTTTGCGTGCAGGGCGTTGACGGGGTTCCGACAATTTCAAGTAACCAAAGCGGAACCTACACTCAACTTGCGGCATCTGGGACTATGGCTGTGTTCGCATGCTACAATCCGGCGACTACGGCTCCGACGATCACAGCGAATTCTCACTCTGGCGGCACCGGAGGCTTGCTACTTCTTGTGCAAGAAGTTTTCGGTATCATAGGGAGCGCCCCACAACAGGACTCCGGCTCTCCGGCTTCAAGCAGCGCCAGCACTGCGACGGGATCAGTCACGACGACGACCGCCAACGATGCAATCTGTACGTTTTTACTTGCGGACGCGTCGCCATCCTTTACTGTGCCCGCGAGCAACACAAGTTTGGGTAGTATAACTACTCAGGAAAATGGATCAGTCTACGGTATCGCCGATGCTTTCCAACAGGTTAGTAGCACCGGAACATATAATCCGAATTGGACCCTGAGTGGCACGGCCCTGAACGGTGTCACGGTCGCATTTAAAGTCGCCGTTTTGGGAAGCAGCGGCCCGTTGAACGCAACGACATTTGGTTTGAACGTCCCGTTCGGGGTGATCACAGGAATTCAGACGGCGTTTCACGCGAAGACATCGAGCACGAACGCCCCCTGCACGGTAACTGCGCAGCTTCTTCGCAACGGAGCTCCGATAGGCAACAAGAAGACTACCCCCAATCTAACTACTAGCGATGCGCCGTACACGCTCGGCGGGAGCGCTGATACGTGGGGTCTGCCGTGGAACTATTTCAATTTTAATAACTCGGGATTCGGAGTACAACTTACTGTTACTGTTGGTGTCGGGACAGCGGGCACTTACACGTTCTCCATCAACGACGTTACCGAAGAAATTTTTGCGTCGGTCTCGACATGGACTTTTGTCGACGCGGTGCCAGACTCCCAATTGATCACCTCGCTGATTGCTCCGCTCAGTCATTTGAACGACACACCGCCGGGTCAAACTGGATCGACCGTTATGACTGGCGGCAAGATGATCGTGTATTGGAACGGACGCATCTGGATGGCGGTTGGCAACAAGGTTTACTTTTCGGCAGGACCAGACACCTTGAATGGGATTCCGGAGTCGTGTTTTCCTCCTGCGTATTCCTTTACGTTCCCCGGCAACGTCACGGGCTTGCGTGTCATCACCGGTGGCGTCGTTGTTGCTGTAGCGGATATGTTTTGGTCGATCCAAGGCGGCCCGCAGACGACCGCGTTCTATCCGGACAAGTATTTGACACATATCGGAGTTCTTACGCCGAATTGTCTCGAGCAGGACGGAGACACACTGCTTGCGTACACGGCAGGATCACAATTTTTTGAGATTCAGGCCGGTCAGAAACAAGAGCTAGGTGGAAACCCTGTAAGTCCAATAGGGAACGTTCTTTTGAATGGCTGGGGTAGCACCATTGTCCAAGCGAGTCCTTGGCTTCCGAGTAATTCGTCAATTACGGTTCATCGTAATGGTTATGACGCGGGAATCTGGATCAGTAACGGCACGGACTCCTTGTTGCGCTACGGGATCAACGTCAATAATTTTTCTCCCGTATATCAACCCTTGCTCAGCGGTCTTCCGCACGCCGGAGTTATATCGTCGGTGGAAACCGCACCCGGAGTATGGTCGTTGTTGCTCGCTTCTAACGTGGCGAACGATTTCATTTATGTTCGGAATTTTGCCGCAACAACCTTTCAGGATAATGGGAACAGTTATCCGATGAGCATTATTATCGGCAATATCATAATGAGCGAGCCGACGCAGAATCTGGTTCCGATAGAGTTCATCAGCGCATACTCAGCATTGATCGGTAGTGTTCCGACAGTATCGTGGCTGCCGAACGAGATTAATGCTCCCGGTCTTGCAGTCGCGCCGTTTACGGTTCTGCCGTTGGTGCAGAACGAACCCGCTCAACTGGTGCAATCACAGACCATAATGGCTAGGAGATGGCCAATAAGTGCAAATCAAAGTGCTGTACCGTTACCGGTCAGACACCTTCAGGTTAAGGTGGACTACGGTTCAACGGATACGGTAGCGAACGAGCTCTTGACGTTGTGCGTTACGCCGAAGTTGCCTATCGAGGTTAAGTGATGCCCAGTTTTTTGAACAAGCTTCCGCCGCGCCAACCCGGGGACGTGGCCGATCAGCTGGCCCAGATCAAATCCGCCGGTTTGAATACGATTGGTTCTTCTACGCAGGGGTTGCCGAAAGTTGTTTCGAATATTGCTATTCGTAAAAAAATCATCAGCACAACGCAGGTACAACTGACGATTAGTTTTACGATGAATCCGAACGATGTGTTTTTTACGACAGCTAAGATTTATCTGAGGCTAGGAACGGCCAATCCTGTTGTCGTGGGTGAGGGCGCGCTTAGCCCTTTAACGGTGACGGTGACTCGCACTCATACTCCGGCCACATTTTTTGTGCAGTCGGTCGGAAACTGGGGGAGCACACCGTTGAGTACATCGCCAGCGCAAAGCGTATCTCTTGCATAATAGGAAGGAGTTGGAAATGAGGAACGTTGAAACAAATTTGTTACCGATGGGTCGTGTTTCTGAAGAAAACGCGGAGCTTTTCGCACAATGGATGGAGTTACAGAAACAGAGCACTAACTTTGACCGATCTGTCATCGGATATCCTCGGGCGTGCATGTTCGAGGTCCAAAAATCCGAGAAAACGATAGCGATGGTTCCGGTTCACACAGTTTTTGCTCTCGAATCGCTAGCTCGGGACCCGAATTTGACGGATTCGGAGCTTGTTTTGGCGCTCGACAGTATCGATAAGAAAGTTCAGCAAGCGATGCGAGACTCTGGGATCGCGGAAGCATTTTTTCAGACGAACATCGAACGATTTGCAGACATTTGTGAGCGGCACGGCTGGGTCAAAGTGATGTTTGATCCTGAAAAGCACGAATGGCTAATGAAGAAACGTGCTAGGATTGACTGGGTAAAGCTTTTAGAGGCTAACAATGCGAGTAACGATCAACCCGACGTTAAATCTTGAGACGATGACATGGCTCCCGCGCCCGTCGTATGAGTACTGCGGGCCGGTTATGCTTTGCAAGGGCGACGACACGGCGCAGCTGGCGGAACAGAAGCAACTGACTGTTACTGACCAAATCATGAATATGTTTCAGGCTCAGTACAACGACCAAGAAGGAATTTTGAACTTTTTGAAGACTAATTTGCAGCCTCAAGTTACAAACCCGAAAGGGATGAGCGACGCAGATTTGGCTGCAGCGCGTACGTTGTCGACTGATACGGTAGCTCAGCAAACTAAAAATGCTCAGATTGCCGCGAACGCGGCAGCGGCCCGCACCGGCGGGGCGGCTCTACCTTCCGGAGTCTCGACGATGATCGAGGCGAGCGCGGCGGAGCAAGGCGCTCAGCAACAGGCCCAGCAACAGAATCAAATTACTCTAGCGAACCAGCAGTTGAAAGAGCAAAATTATTTGGCTGCTATCTCGGGTCTTACTGGTGTATCGCAGGTCAATCCTCTCAGCGCTTCGTCGTCAGTAAATCAGGGATTTAGCAACATCGCGCCGCTGTCTGAATCGGTAACTCAGGCCAACGGTCCTGGCGTCGGTCAGATTATTGGCGGACTTGTTGGTGGCGCGGCCAACGCGTTTCTTGGTGGCTTCGGCAAAAGCGTTGGAGCTTAAAGTTTAAGGGTGAAATATGGCACTTCAAGATTCTTCTGCTCCAGTTTTGAGTGGCACGGACAGTTCGCCTCTTACGTCTCCCGAGGTTACGGACTCCGGCGTTGTTTTGCAGCGTCGCGGCGCGGAGATTGCGGCTAACCCGGCTAGTCAAGTAACGGCGGCAACGCCCCCTAACGCTGGCGTTCCTGCGGCTACCGGACTCACGATGGGCGGCCCCATGCCGTCAGCTCCGCCGCTGCCTCCTGTAAATCCTACGCGGCCTTGGCAGGGTATTTTGCAGGGAGCGATTTGGGGTCTAATGGGCGCGTCACAGAAGGGTCCCGGTCGCGGAGGCTTCGGTGCGGGTCTCGGTATGGGCGTCAAGGGCGCGCAAGAAGGTCAGCAGCAGCACTTCGCTAACGTGCAAGCTGCGGCAAACATCAAGAACATTGCCGCTGAAACTCAGATGAAGGAGTCTCAGAACGATTTGTTTAAGCTGCAATACCAGCAGCAAGCGCTCGACTACGATCTTATGCTTGAGTACTTGGGCGTCCCGAAAATAGCCGGGGCTTCATCCGATAAGACTCAAGATTTTCATAATCAAGCTATCGGAACTATCGATGCCGTGAAGAAGAGTGATCCGCAGGGTCTGATTCACGCCAACCTTTCGGCGACAATCAACCCCTCCACGAGTACGGACGGGAAGACCACGGTAAACGTCTACAAGTGGAGCAGCGACTGGGTTAACCAGCATCCAGAGAAAGCTCGGGCTATCGTTGATCTTGGTGAGATCGCTAACCAGCGCGGTCAGGTCACTGACGAGAACTGGAACCATATTGCTGTTCCGAAGTCGCTCGCCGCTCCTGAGATCGGCGGTGCCGCTGTAGCCACGCGGCATCAGCAAGGCGTCATGTCGGCGACAGCATGGAATGATTTGAATTCGACACCCCCGTTTCAAATGGGTGATCCTACGAAGCCGAACTCGATGAGTCCGCAAAACGCGGACGGGGCGAACCAACGGCAGGTCTTTGCGTATCAGACCAAAATTAACAATTTGAAGAACGCCGAAGGCCTTCCGGACGATGTAGCTAAATTGCGTGACATGATTGTGCCGAAGATGGAGGCCAACCTCAAAACGTATTCTGATCAAGTGGCCGAGTACCATTCGCAAGTTCAGGCGAACACGGCTGAGCAGGAGAAGAAGAATAAGGCCGCTCAGATCGCGGCGGAGACGGAAGGTGCGCCAGCATTGGCTGCGGCAGCGGCGCAAAAGAAGGCGGCAGAGTTGGCCGCTGAGTTCGATCCGAACACTCCTGTCGGTCGGCAAAACATTGCAAAGCAGCAGCAGGATTTGTTTGATAAGAAATTTGCGAACGCTGATAAAGCGCAAACGGCATTGTTTAAGACTGGCGTTGATCCTCTTGACCCGACTAAGAAGCTTAACCTTACGACGCCGGGTGCCGAAGAGATGTTGGTTGATCAACGAACCGGTCAACCTATACCAATTCAAAATCTGAACGGGCTTAAGCCGACTCCGACCGAAATCCAGCGCGGAGATTTTGCGGCGTCAGCGATGCATATTCTGGACGCTCTGGAGAAGGCTAAAGCAGCCGGGAACGTGCCGAACGGTCCTATCAAGGGTTGGACGGCAAAACAACTGGCCGACATCGGATTGGGCGACGCTACATCGCAGGCCGCTCTCAACGATATCGCCCTAGAGGGCAGCGCAGCAACGGCGGCCCACACCGGACGATTCAGCGCGGAGATCATGCATAAGATGAACAGCATGATTAATCTTAACATGAATGACTCTCAGTTTGCCGGAGCGATTCAGTCGATTCGCGATGTCATGGGCTCGTATCAGCAGAAGGGCTATCGCGAGACCGTATCCGAATACAAACGGAATTTGATGGCAGAGCCTCGATATCAGAACGGCAAGAAGGGTTGGGTTACAGGATTTAATCCGACGACAGGGAAACCAATATGGCAACCGGAACTGACACAGCAGTAAATTCGCAGCGGCCCGCCAACCTTGGCGCTCCTGTGGAAGTTGATGCCTCGGACTTGAGCAGCACACCCCAACCTGCGCAACAGGCTAGCACTGGGAAAAATCTCGGTGCTCCGGTCGAGGTCGACCCGCAAGATTTAACTAAGGGTGCGGACCCATTCGAACAAGTCGACGGGCACCTGATGCGGCAGCCGTCTCTCGGTCAACAGTTCAAGTGGGATGTAGGGACACCATTGCGTACGGCGATTCGGAATATCGAAAACTACACTCAAGAGGGTCGGAAAGAACATCCGGCGCTCGCGATAGTTGGGGACGCGCTGAAGCGTGTGTACGTTCCCGGCGACGAGGTTCCGAATGACCCGACTCATCCGTTGGCTCAACCTGTGCCACCTCCGGGTCCGGGCTTCTCGTCTGCGTTAGAAGGCGGCGCGGCAGACGCCGCTGCGGCGAACACAACTGTTGCGGCACGGCCCCCGGTGTCAGCTACTGTGACTCAAAAACTCATCAAGGGTGCGAAAGTCGAGCAGGCTCCGGCCAAGGCGGCCATACAGGACGCGGCAGCCGCAGCATCAAAAAATCCGATGACGGAGACCAGCCTGCCGTACATTATGGAGCAGCCTATTGCGGAGGGAGAGTCTGAATACAAGAGCCTCTATTCGCAATTTGACCGCGCTGCTGGGACAGACATCAAAAAATTGCGCGACGATCTGGAGCACACGGAATATCAGATTCGTCAAGCTATCGATCCCGACGCTGAGGCTAAGTTCGAAGCTAAGCGTAGCGCCATAATGGATAAGATTGAGCAGGCTAAACACGACGCCGTTGCCGCCAACGTTCCCCTGGATACGCTCGACAAAGCTGACAAAGTGTACGGGCGAGTGCAGGCTCAGCGAGACGTTGAAAAAGTATTTCAAACTCCGGCTAACGTTTTCGGAAATGCGCGACGCGGCGCGGACGAGTTGATTAACGTAGAGCCCACAATTAAGGCTCTTCAAAAACTTCAGTACGCCGATAAATATGGCAGCTCGCGATTGGAGCAAGCTTTGGGTGAGCAGAACGCGAACGCACTGCTTGGTCGACTTTACGAAGCTCAGCGACTCGGCCAGTCCGCTATTCGGGCTCGGGTGATAGCCGAATGGATTGCTGGCGGTGTAATCGGTGCCGGTACTTTGGTTGATGCTGCTAAGCATCTGATGCCCGGAAAATAAAATGGCGAATGACTCTACCTCTCCAGATCAGCAAGTAGCAGACCGCCCCGGCCAAGTTGCCCCGACGCCGCTGCCTCCAGCGTTACAGCCTTCTACGGACGCGGTGTCTCCGGCCTTCAACGGATGGGATCAGCTCGTGTCTAAGCAAGGGCAGGAACCTGCGGGCTGGAAGAACCTTGTTTCTGATGACGGCACGGTCGCGATGCTGACCCCGAACGGTAAGCAGGCTGGCGACGTTCCGTTGCATCGGGTCCAGCATGCGCGAGAATCCGGATATCACATTGCAATCCCGATGACGCACTCCTCTGGCGCGCCCGGTTGGGTTCCGTACCATAAGGTCGCGGATGCGGTGTCGAAAGGTTTCAAGCACGCGAACGAGAAGTTGGTGACCGCTGGAGAGGAGCTCTCTAATCTAACGAGCGCCGGTCTGCTGCCTGCGTTTCTCAAGACGCCGCGAGGCAAAGAGATTAACGATCAGTTTAATCAGGAGATTCAAGGTATTCTTCGTGACCCTGAAAAGCGCTCCAATTTTCTTGTTGGTATGGTCCAGCCGGGCGGAGAGGGTGCGGGAGAGTTGCTGCCCGAGTTGGGTCAGCGCGTCCCGAGGCCGATAGTTAACGGTAAACCCGCTGTAATTCCTCCGGAGATGACTACTGGTAAGTTCGACGCCGCGATAAAAGAAGCTGGCGCAGTTCCCGGCGGAATCCAGAAAGGCTATCCGGAACTCAATCTGCCTGACGGAATTCAATTTCACGATCCTGCGACAGGCAGTTCCCTGTCCCTGCCGCCGGAGCAAGTCACCCCGGCGAACGTTCGGGCTAAGATGCGCGAATCTCGCGCTGGCTATTTGAAAGCGAAGCCGCAGCAATCCGAGGTCGTGCAGCCCGGCCATCCGCTGCATATTCCCGATGAGAAGCCCGCGACAGTTGCTGAGGGCGCTGATGCGTTTAACGCTGAAAACAAGCGGCCCGCTATCGACGCCACTACGAAGCCTCACGATCCGGAGTTTGCGGCGCGAGTCGCGGATGCTTTTGATGCGCTGAAGCATAATCCGAACGATCCGGCAGTGCAGAAATCGTACGCGGCAATGAAGCGTGACATTCGGGCGCAATGGGACTACGCTACACAGAAGATGGGGATAAAGTTTGAGCCGTGGGAAACTTCGTTCGACTACAACAAGTCTTTCAAGGAGCTGGGGAAGGAAAAAGCGCAACCGTATGCGAACTCGAAAGAGATGATGGACGATGTCAACAACAACCATCACCTGTATTTCTTTCAGGGCGGCACGATGGCGAAAGATCACCCGTTAGCGGAGATCGATCCTCAGACTGGCTACTCTTCGAACGATATGCTGCGAGCTGTTCACGATCTGTTCGGTCACGCGGCGCACGGGTTCCAGTTTGGACCGAAGGGCGAAGAGAATGCCTACTTGGTCCACCGGCAGATGTTTAGTCCGGAGGCGATCCCGGCCTTGACGACAGAGACTCGCGCTCAGAATTCTTGGTTCAACTACGGGGCGCACCTCCGCAATGCTGAGGGTAAGCTCCCCGCGAAAGGTGAGCCGGGATTCGTTCCAACATCCGAACGTCCGTTTGCGGACAACAAGGCCGCGTTGCTGCCGCCTGAGATGCAGCAAGCCACACCGTCTGCAGCTGGCGCAGAAAGTTTCGATCCGTACGCTGGGAGTAAACCTAACGCGGATAATTTCTTCATGTTCGCCTCGCCAGAAGAGCAGGCGAGTCAGCGCGAGGGGTTTCAGTCGGGTAAGTGGAATGTTCCGGAGCAAAACAAGCCGGGCAACCCAGAGGTTCCTTCCGCAGGACAGGGACACTGGGGCGCGACAGCCGATCTTTTAGCGGATCGTCCTGCCGGTGGCGCTGTAGACCCGAAGACTGGCAAAGAAGACGCAAAAGGCTTTGGTGTGGAAGTTTATCCGGAAGCTCGGCAGCGTTTGGATCATGCGCCAACTCCGGAGGACGTGAAGAGTTATTACGAAACTCACAAAGATATCTTCGACAAGCATCCGGATTTGCGACTTGGTTGGTATCAGGACCCAGAGAAGGGCTGGGAACTGAACATCGGCGCGAACACTCAGTCCCGCGAGGGCGCGGAGTGGACAGCTCGGAAGCTCGATCAGAAAGCGATCTACGATATTGAAGGCGGTCGAGAGATTCCTACAGGCGGTCAGAACGAGAAGACAAGCTTTGGGCGCTATGACATAGACAAGCGCATGGCGGATGCTTCTGGCGCAAATTTCAAAGAGATGCAAAAGAACTTTCCTTCGCAAGCCGAGACGCGTTCAATGATTCGCGCCGGTCAGGTCGCCAAGAATTGGTGGCAAGATTCTCGTGAAATAATGAGCCTGCTCGGTAACGCGGACCCGGAGACGGCGCACGATCTCGGTCAGTTTCTGACGGCAGTCAGTTCGAACAAGGGCAACGATCTGGCGCTGCGGATGGCTCTCAAGATTCATTTGGACTGGGTTGAGGCCGGGAAGCCGACTGCGCCCGGAGCAATATCGGACATCGCCGAGCGTGCGCAACAACAATTGGCCGAATCCGAAGAAGGTATGAATTTGTTTGGGCCTGTCGAACCCGGCAAAGCTCAACGCATGCTGCCGGTCGATAAGATCATGTTGGAGCGTTACGTGGGCGGAAGTTCGTTTTATCACCCAGAGAATTTGCGCTCCGCGAAGATCGCCAACATGGGTCTGACGATGGGCGGCGATCCGTGGGCCGGGGTTCTGGACCGACACACCGGTCGAACGATGGCGTACGGTAAGGAGTCTCAGCCCGTTGCTAAAATGTATTTTGCGATGAAAGACTGGTTGCGTCAGGCCGCGCTGTCCGAAAACATGACGTTAGAAGAGGCTCAAGCTTCGAACTGGGTGATCGGTCGATTGCTAAGTCCGGACACTTCGTTGACTGCGCCTCAGATTCTAGAAAAGATTAAATCTGGAGATACTTTGAAGGCAGGAGAAACTTATGGTGACATCATCCTCAATAATCCAAAGATTAAAGAACTCGCCCGGAGAGTCATTTCCAAGTCTGGAGGAACTCCAGAAGAAGTTTTTGCAGACATCCGGAAGATCACAGAGCGCGGAAAGTCAGAGCTCCTCGAAAGGTCGAAAAACGAGGCAGCTAGCCCAACTCTTAAGTCATATCTTAGAAAAGCAGTCCGAGGGCGAGACGCCGACAAAGTAAAATTCAAGGCCGATCCTATCGAGCCCGGCAAGAATGTCGTGCCGGATATCGCCGCGAAGCCTGCGCCGACAGATTGGGTCAACGAGACGAAAGTTCGGACGGCAATGGCTGACGCATGGAAGCGCGCCAAGAACGGTTTGGGCGAAGGTCGTGAAGAGGCTGGGTTTGCCATTAACGGCTCCCCTTCGGCCTACGCGGTTGTGCCGCATCAGCAAACTAACCAAGACATGAAAATGACGACTACATTACAACCAAATGTAGCAGCGGAAATCCATGTTCATCCGACGAAGAGTCAACCGGACCCCTCTGACAACGACCGAAAAATTGCGGACAAGCACAAAATTCCTGTGTACACGATCCATCAGTCCGGTGTTTTCAAATACGATCCGGCCACCAAGAAAACGGTTCGCCTCGGCGATCTAAAAGATTTTGTGAAGTAAAGGACAGACAATGTCACAGATTACAGTTACCGGGCATCTTTATGACTCGACAGGAACTCCGATTGCTAATGCGCCAGTAAAGTTTACGCTCAGTAATCTTAATGGGAACACTCCGTATGTGAACGGAACTAATATCATCGTACCTTCATCGGTTTCGACGACCACGAACTCATTGGGGTTTTTCTCTATCCAGATTCAGGGGAATGACACTATCACTCCTGCGGGAACTTTCTATCAGGTCCAGTATTCGAATGCGCCTTATGTTGTATCGAATTATTTGTTGACGGGCTCCGGCCCAATTGATCTGGATTCTACAGCGCCGCTTACAATCTTCCCCATTCCTGTTGGGCCTCTACCGACCAGTATCTTGACTGGAAACAACACTTTTTCGGGGAGCAACATTTTTATCGGTAGTCTCACAGCGAGCGGCAACGGAAGTAGCGGCAACGTGGCAGTTAAAGCTGCTGTTGCTGACTCCGTGCAATATGTTTCTATTAATGACGGGAACGACTCAAACGACGGGCTGAGTTGGGGCACGGCTAAGTTGACGATTGCGGCGGCAATCACTGCGCTTAATGCTGGCGTTACAGGAGGAGGGACGGTCCATATCGCTGCCGGAACTTATGCCGGAGGCATTACGATGCCTACGGGAGTGGCGGTTATAGGTTCGGGTAAAGACTCAACCCAAGTTACTGCGCCAAATGGCTCGGCGGCATTTGATTTTCCGAACGGCACGCACTTCGCTCGCGTCGAAGATTTGTGGATTTCTGTAACGCACGCTACCTCGACGGGTATAACGATGGAGGGCAACGTCTCGTTAAATCTGTTCACCCAATTCAACACTATCCGCAATGTTCGGATTATAGGCGACAGAACGGTCGGTGAGCACGGTATCAACTGCCAAGGAACATCATCCATAGGCGACGTATCATTGAATAGGTTCGATTCTGTAGAAATCGCTCAGATCGACATTCCAGTCATTCAACATTTCAGCGAAGGCGACGTTTGGACGGATTTGAATATTGTGGAGTATAATGAGGGAAATGTTGCTAACGCGATTGCGTTTGATGCGACAGGAGCTTATGATCAGCACGTGCAGATTCGAGTTACGGCTGATAATTTAACGGGATCGGGGAACACTGCATATTATACTAATGGTCAGCGAAATCATGTTCACGTCTATTGTGAGTCTGCGCGTGCAGTAAATCAAGCTTGCGTAAAGGACGCGGGCTCTCAGAATATGTATCTAGCTATTTCTGGGCTGAATTCCATTCCTACTGCTTCGTTGACAGGCAACTCCGGAGTTTTTTCAAACACGGCGACGATTCCGTTTTATTTTGTGTTTCCTACGGGTTTGTCGGGAGGATCGGCTGTACTTGAATTAGCTGACGCCAGCGGTACAGTCCATGCGTTCTTTGACAACAACGGGATTTATAACTACCAAGACGGTAGCGGACATCTAGGCGTTTTGGCGGTTGCCGGACTTACGTCGTCATCAACCGCATGGGTTTTGCCGAACGCTGGCGGAAATATTGTTATAGATACCGCCAGTCAAACATTGACAAATAAGACTTTGACCGCCCCAGTTATCAACGAGGCTTCCGGTCAGGTGATTTCGTGGAACGGTGATACCGGCATATCTCGCGGCTTCGCTGGCGGTTTATATTTCGGTAATGGCACGTCGGGTGACGCAACTGGAGCAATACTTTGCAAGCAGGCCCGTTTTTCCACCAGCACTAATCTGATGGATATTTTCTTTCAAAATAACAATTCCGTAGCCATCGGGTCTGGCGCTTCGTACGGTTTTTATTCAACTACGGGTGGCGTGACGTTAGACACTGGGGTTTCTCGAATTTCGGCGGGACTTATCGGTATAGGAAACGGCACTCAGGGTGATTTTTCCGGCGCGATTAAGACTACCTCACCGATAATCAACGGCACGCCGACCGGCACAGGCATTCAAACAATTGTTTTTGCGCGAGGAACAGGTTCTGGAAATTACACCGGCACAAATACTTCACTCGCCAATGTCGATGCCGCGCATTTGACAAGCGGCGCTCTCACGATCCCAACTGGATGGAAACTTTGTGTTTGGTGCAGCGGAACCTGTTTCCCCACTACAGGGACCGCAAACGTCAACATCGCTCTCTTTGATAGTTTTTCTAGCGCAGTTGTGACTCAAATTTTACAGACAGGGACGTTGAATACGACTCTCGGATTTAATTTAGTATACGAGTTTAACGGAGACGGAAACGCGCACACCTATACGTTGCAAGCAAGTACAACGAACGCTTCAGACGCTTGGAACATTACGAATTCGGCTCTAATTGGGGCACCGGTAATGTTGTTCATTATGGCCCCGTCGAACTAAAGGAGTTTAAAATGTCGAACTTGAATTTTGACGCTGGGTCTGCTGTAGAAGTCTCACCGGATACGGTCAGTGTGATGGTTGAGGTATACTGCGACGCATCGGGCACTATCATTAGGAGTTTCCCGTTGCTAGATGCGGCAGGAAAGCCGCAGCCGGTTGTTGTCGACGCGGTGTCAGGGACGCTGTCCTACTACGGTCTGAACTGGTCGTGGTCGCGTCGTTTACTGGGCTGGTTCGGGTTTAAAGGCGGGATCAGCACCGCGATCTGCGGCTGGATTGGTAATGGCCAGAGCAATCTGCTAGGGTTCGACATTCAAGGCGTCGGCTCGAAGCCGGTCAACTTCCCGGTGTCAGCGGTCTTCCCGGGCGGGGTCCCGTTATCCGCTGTCCTGTTCAACCTTGACGCGGACCTAGCTACACCGACCGATTTCCGCGCCGCGCTGGTGTTTCATCGTAAAGCTTGAATCTTCTTCTGGAGATCGGCCACTCTCCTGCAGGCTACGCACCAATCAACGTGCTCTCTTGTAGCGCGTTGATCGTGATGATTATGGTGGTGGGCTCTCGAATCCCACCATTTCGCTTCCTCAATCCTCGCCTCCAGCACCGCGAGGTCGAGGTCGCGCCTCAGCCGGTTCTTAATAGCATCGACTTGGAACTGGTTATAAGTCTGTCTATAGGCTGCTATAGGATCAGCTTTGCATTTGGGGCATTCTTCTTGCTCCGATTGCCAACCGTGTATTGCGCAGTCGTGCTCGCTCACTTCGCTAACTCCTTTTTACTCCAGAATTATTATTGGGGTCCCTCGGGCTTGGGCGCGGCCCTATGGTCGCAGTTCCCTTCTGCGAAGTCCGCAGACAGGACAGAATTTAGGCCGTTTTCCTGCATGATTCAAGGATGTGATTATTCGAAACTGGAAGATCGCCTCACACGCAGAGCATTCAAACTCGTCTTCTCTCGGAAAAGAAAGAGTGCAATTGGTGAATTCCGTGTGTGGTGTTGGCTTCCTGCCGTCTCTATGTCGGCTAACGACTCTAGGCGACCGGTCCGGCAGTTTGTCTACAATGAATTGTGCCTTCAACTCTTCTAAGCTCACTTTCCCCCTCCGTCTGCCTTGCCCCCGCTAAGGGGTTCGTTGGCCCACTTGTTACGTAATTCGTGTAAAGACTTGAATTCCTTGAATATTTGAAGTGACGATAGGTCGTCTGCGCATCGCAGATACGCTTCCCGCCTGATCTTGGCGTCGTGCTCCGCGAGGGATTTGTCTCCCCTGGCGCGAATGGCCTTAGAACCTGCTGTTAGAGCATCTTCCACGTCATGCCATGAGTATTGGCGTTGATTTCGGTGCATGTCGAGAAACTCGAATGCTGTTGTATGGCCAATCTTCGCGCACACCTCCCGCTCTTGCGCTATCAGTTCGCGGATGGCTGGCTCGAATACCTCAACGATGTTTATCGCATAAGCGGTATATTCACGGCCGCTATCTCTAATAGCCTTCTGCGCCAGCGCCTTCACGGTGTCAGCCAAGTCTCGCGTCATTTTTTCTCCTTGCTCTTCTCCGGTTTGAATCCATTCTTTTTGAAGTCCTCCGCATCGAACCCCTCAAATGCGGCGCGCCACTTCTCTTCCGTGATCTTGCCGTCTTGCGGGCCGAATGTCGCGCTGTTAGCGCCGCGAGCCAGCCTGTCTCCGTATCCTTCCATGTTTCCTCCTTAAAGCCAGTATCCTTCTCCGAGATAGATGTGGAGAGCCTTCGAACTGATTCCCGAATCCGGATGGACCTTTGCTTCGGGCACGTAATCGCCGTGGGGCTCGTCGCCGTGGGGCTCGTCGCCGTGGGGCTCGTCGCCGTGGGGCTCGTCGCCGTGGGGCTCGTCGCCGTGGGGCTCGTCGCCGTGG